AGTAATTCAATTGGGTTTGACATTTACTTTCTCAATCTTCGATCATAAGCGTGCAAGGATGGGTACAACAAACAATCCAATCCATAAACCGGTCAATCCTCCCAAGACGAAGGCTGCCCTTATACGATATGGTTCAGCAATCGCCCAATTTATTAATTCATCCATTGTCGCGCTCTCCATTCAACATTGCGAATGTGGTCTCCATACGAGAGCGGAGTCGCGCGCGTTCCACGCCTCTCTAGCTCGATAGCTTGACGATTCTTCCGGTCCGCAAGCCCCGCAGGCTGGGCATTCAACCCAGGCGGCGTCCGTCATACCGTCTACGCCTTCGGTCGTTTCTATCTCGACCGCCGTGCAGGTACAAAAGGGGCAGCGCAAAAGGGGCGGCATCAGCGATCTCCATTCACTTCTAGTGCTTTCCGCAATCTCCTAATCTCCTCTGCCGCCTCTCTCAAAAGAGGATTAACAGGCCTCATTGGATCGATTGCCCTGGCATCTCTTTCAGCCTCGATGCGGTCTAGGATGTCGGTCATTTTTCATCTTTAATGATTAAAATTGTAAGCAACCAATTTGCAAATTCTTTGACTTGTTCTTTGTTAATTCGAATTGAACTAGAACAACCAAACCCTGTCTCAGTGCTTCCCGCCCAAGGGTTTTCAATAGTTATTGTTAAGTGATTATGTCTGAAAATGGCCTCCAATTCATCGGAACCATTATCAGCTTCATTAATTTTAAAAATCATCTTTTCTGTCATTTGTCGTCTTGATCTTGCCAAGGAAGATCACGATCTGCCCAGCATCCCGCGAAAGCTGTAAGCGCCCCATATCCGAAAAGAGCATACATAAATATGAGTACGTGCGAAGCATTTATCCAATAAACAAACCATGCTGGAATCCCAGCAAATAAAATTGCAACTGGAATCCATCTCATAATCATTCTCCATTCAAGATTGTTTATCCTCTAAATCTCGAACGCGACGTTCAAGTTCGCTGAACATAGATTCTCGAATCGAGAGGTAGAAAAACAATATGGCGACGAAGCCAAGGCCAGCCCATTCATCAATTGTCATGTTCGATCTTCATTCGTTAGCGCGAGGGCTTCGCAAGATGAAGCCAAGATCACTAAAGCAATTTCAAGTGACCTGTCACTGCGTCGATATCCAACTCTTTCGCTGGTCCGATTGCAATGCAAGTATTCGTTGGGATATTAAATTCAGTTTGACCAGCGTCAGTCACGAGAAACGACATGAGGCCAACTTCCTTAGCCTTAGTATTGAGGGAGAGAAGTTCTTCTTCGCTATCAACACGGACACACACCTTTTTCATGCCACAAGCTAACCAGTCACTAACCTCTTTCGATAAGGGTATGATCCCAGTTCTGCTATTTGTAAGACGTTCAACAGAAATATAGTTTTCTAACAGGCATCCAAGAGAAGCATGAGCGCCTTGCGCAATCATTTTCCCCTTCCTCATATTAAGATCGGCTCGCATGACAATAACCTGCTTCATTCTAGCGTCCTATTGAAGGATTATGACACACCGATTGTTCACTTGCTTGTACATCCAGGATCCATCCTTCGATTCTATTTTTCAATAAGGAATGTACCCGATTAATCGCAATATCAGCAATCTTCTCCATTTCAAGCGAAGAGTTCCCAACATTCGGTTCATCTAGAACATCTTGCCTGATCTTATCCTCAATATGAGAACATCCCCCATAAACTGATCCGACAAGAGTCGATGGAGGATCGCACTTCGATACTCCTGCCACTACTGCCCTAGCAAAATAACAAAATACAATTTCACCGTCTTCATTCCCTGGGGGCGGTGTAAAAGCTAGAATAGGTGATGTAGCCGTCATCATCCCTAATACTAGAAACAAGAAAGTAATAGACTTATTCATCCTTCATTCCTTCCACATAAAATCATTGCCTATATCATCTAATATGATATAGATACTAGATATTATCCAAAGTCAATATCTAATATGAGGAATAATCAATGGGACGCAAGAAAAGATGGATCGAAAATATGCAGGCTAGATTCCCACATGGGACTTTTGACAGGATCGAAGATGTTCTTAGCGATGATGAAGACCGTACAGATTTAGTACGGGAGGCTGTAGAACGAGAACTGAAACGTCGTGAGCGGATATAGTAGCTATATTACCTAATATCACGAGTCATGGCTTCCCTGGTGATCCCACAGCAGCAACGATGCCAGCCGTCCATTCTGCGATTCCGTAGGAAGGTGTAAGCGGACCAAACCTCTCAGTGCAGGGCTTGCAGCGCGTTTCCTCGTGATTGGGGCACGGCGGATAACCCGAATAACGCATTGCGTATGAGCTGCCGACGTCGCAGTTCATGAACCGACCGCAATGATCGCACTTCGGCATTATGTTGAAGTAATCAGCCATTGCTCTCCCCCGTGCTCGGTAGGGACACAGCATAACCGGTTATACTCTCAGCCATTTGCCTAGCAAGTGGTAAGCAGTTTGCGATGTACTCCATCATCACATCACTGTGTTCTTTCTTTATACTTGCCAGTGCAACGCTAACGACCCCGGTCAATGCGCCACACAAAAATACTTCAATCTGCTCATGTTCATTCATATCGCGGTATATGCTGATCTTGTCGGCCCGCAATGCAATGTCGATAACCTCGCGTCGAAACATTTCTGACATGGCATCCATCGGATCGTCTGGTTTGAATAATTTTCGGCTACTCACTGGCGCTCTCCTGTAGAGACTGCCTGGTCCTAAGCATCGCATCAGCGTATTGATATGCAAACTCTGCGGCTTGTCGGCCGCCCTCAGAATCATCATGCGGGATCGTATTAGCAAAACCGCCAGCAAGAATTCCGACCAGAGCTTTAGCAGCGAAATAATCGCGTAAGGTCATTCCAGGATTTTTATATTGAGTTGGAAAAGCCAAAGGAGTATTCATGGCTCGGCCTTTCCGTCAGGACGCGGGAGTGGCAATACAATACGCCAGACACGACGGCCACCCTTTACCTTGGCACTAAACAAATTGATATTGAGCCGTTTCTTTGCTTGCGATATCGACGCGAACAATCCTGATGGACTTTTCCCATTCTGGAGCGGGACGAAGAAAGAATCCCCAATTTCCAATTTGTCGAAGGGATATTTCTTGATCCTGCTGGCGGCGTTAGGCGGAAGAGGAATACGCTTTTCTATTTTGTAGGTCATATTTGTCGTTCCTGCGAAGAGAGCGCCACATCGATCATCTTATGCCAACCATACTTGAGGCCCCCACAGATATGGCAGCTGTAGTCCCAATGGACATCATCAATAGATGTCATTTCTTTTGTCGGCTTACGCATTGCCTCAATGGCAGCGCGAGCCATATCTTCATACATCAAGTCATCTTCTAGACCGATGCCATCACTGAACGAACTAGAATGAATCTTCCAAATCGCCTTGGCCACTTTCTCAATCATCTCACTCATGGCGTGCCCTGATCTGCCGGAGTGGCTTTGTGCTCGGGCCGATACATAGCAGCCATTGCTTCTACCAAAACTGGGAAAGCTGCCCTCCAATATCCCGGTTCAATGTCACCACACCATCCCATATGCTCATGCATAGCTTGAAAGATTTCCATCAAAGCAGCCGTAGAGTCGCCTTCTACTTTTAGTCGATCAAGTTCCGAAAGTTTTTCGAGTGCTGTCATTGCGTGCCATGACCTGCTGAAGAGGCTGTTATTTGGCTTTCTGGAGATTTTATCCTCAATTTACCAGTGATGTGCCATCCGTCACAAAATGTACATTTGTAAACATGCTGTTGGCGCTCACGCTCAATTGTTTTAATACGCGCTCGCACCTCAGCATCCTCTCGTGTCCGAAGTTTCATCTTGGATGCACAAGCGTTAAAGTATTTATTTTTCATGCATCATCCTCGGAATAAACAGGTCATTGTTGGATATCCGAGGGTCTTACACGACGAATAAAAATTCGGTGATAGGTAGTCACTATTATATCATTCATAAGTTCGCACTTTTCACACACTCCTGTCGAAAGATGCGCCGCTCCGCATTTGGGGCACCAGGTCATTATCGCGCATCCTGTATTCTTATCAGTATAAGAAGGTGCTTGCTGAGGGAGCCACGGCCACCATCTCATAGCTCACCCCCGGATGAATCCGGCATCCTGTGTCCGCATATATCAGGATCACCCCCGGAATGATCCGGCATCACTGACGGATCACCCTCACCGTGATTGTGAGAGGCGTAAATATCCGGGGGTGAATTCTGTGTTGGTGGAGCGGGGAGTGGCATCCAGGAAATTGGATCATCATCATTTCTCCAGGTCCGGACAATTACATCTCCAGAGCAAGGATTTGTCCAATATTTATGCCAATAGGCTTCACATACGTGACGATTGGCAAATGCTATCAATATTCTTGATCCATCCTTCGGCGCCGTCTCTATGTCCATCCATGGGGATTGAACAGGACAATCTAGGAATTTCAGAATCGCTTCTGCATCTTTTAGATATTTGGAACGAGATAATTCATCATAGTCTTCGTCCATAAGATCGCCGCAAAGGAAATTAGCCAGTTGTTCGACGGTTGGCGTTCTTTGAACACCATCCCGCACCGCGTACAGGCAATACAACTCCATTTTTAATGTTTTATACTGCCATTTAGTGGGTATGGATTCGAGTTCGGTAATCTTTTTGTTTAACTCTTCCAATGTCGGCGGTGCGATTGTGTGGGTCATGGAAGCTTTTCCTGAATCTGCGATGATATTTCATCATGAACAGGCCCACCACTACCACCCATAAGACCAACAGTGATTGTAATAGTTTTTACATCTGGCGGGACTGTAAAAGTTTGAGAACTGTTTACACTGCCGCCGCCACCACTTCCTGGGATTGTAACGACGTCGACCGTTGCCTTATTAGTAGGTAGCGGAAAATAAATAGCCATTACTGATATTGTGATCCCAAAACCAATGCCAGAAATAAAAAAGAATATTGATGTCTTGGTCATGATTGACCACCCGAAGTAACAGTCCTGCGCTTTCCGTTAGGTCGGAATTTCTCACACTTGCAACCTTCCGCTTCTAGTTCTTTGTTCCCGATCGGATCGGTACCGCAATGGAAACCACCTGCAATATGGACTCCTAGCGAGTGGCCACACTTGCACAAGCGATCAAAATCTTCATAAAAAGAATATCGGCCAGTTTGGGAATCTCGATATTTCATGGGCGTTAAACCACTGGCTCGTAAGTTGCGGCGAAGATGTCTGGCTTGCAGGGATATAGTTCTCCTTTGACGCCACGGATGATCCAGTCACCGTCATCAGCAAGCATATTTCCTTCCAAGGTTTTTATTCTTACCTTCGACTTATCCGTACCAGAACCAACGTTGCTTACGATTCCTTCACTGTAAGCATCTTCGAGCCATTGCGGCATTTCATGAAAATATTTGCTAGCATTTACCCCATAAAGAAAAACTTGCCATGCTTCGATCACTACGGGTTTTTTACGAAAACTGGTCATGGACATTTCTCTAATATCTCGTGCTCGGTAAGCGGGTATTGTTGCTGGACCCATGCAATGGCGTCTCGCTGCTCTTCCTTTGTCATTTCTACCAGAAGTATCCGGCGCGCCTCATGTATTCGGGGTCGGTCAGAAATTTCTTGCCAGAGTAAGGCATAAACCTTTTGCAGTGATGTGATTGTGTTGGTCATGAGCGACTTGCCAAGTGAACTTTCTCAATTTCTCGATCAAGAAGTAAATCCATGCCCGGTCGCTCGGGCGTGCAATCTTGATATTGCCATTCAATTCCAAACTCTCTTGGCGACGGAGGATCATATTCTTCAGCGTAATAATATGAAGAATGCTCTTTGAGATATCGATATCGAGCCGCATCAGCCCGCAATTCACACATCTCCTCCCACATCCTCTCCAGCGCAAAGATCGCTTCTTCTTTCGTGCCGCCTGTTTTGAGAGCGGTGATGAAAGGAGGTGTCTCCTTATCGGGAGACGCTGCCGCCAACCATTCTTTTAATCTTCCTTTGACAAACCTATCAAAAATATCCTCTGGGAATTGGTTAGTCATTGGCGCTACCTTTGCCATGAAGAGCTTTACAGGCAATATTCATCATCCATTTCGCACTATCTGAATCTAAGAATTCATCCATATGTGCAATTTCACCTAATGCTTTTTCTAATTCATCCACCCGAGCTTTCATAGCCTCGTGATTGTTGACGGCTTCAACAATAAAAATCATGTTTGCTTCGTGAATGTTCCTTGGAAGTCTGTGGCGAGTAGCTACGATAGTCATATCTTCTCCTCTAATCGAAGAGAACGAACTTACTTCTTTAGAAACATACCAAGGCGTCGGGGTATGCTCAGTCATAGAAACACCTTCCATACAAATCCAACCGCACCAATGATAATCATTGCAATAAATAAGTAAGATAGTTTGTGCGCAGTCTCAGATTTGAGAGAAAGGCCCGGTACTATCAAGAACCAAACCATACCGATGGTGGCTAAGCCAAGAAACAGGACGTCCATAACGTTATCTCCTCGCACAAATAACATTCCCATCTTCATCAACAGGGCTACCTGCACCTATAATGACATCAACTCCACGTGTCCCTCCCCCATCACTTGGTTTATCCGGAGCAGGTCCACTGTCGGCTTCAACTGTCGAGATAGTAATTTTTACTTTTGGTGAATCGATTGCAGCAATTATAAATGCTAAACCTACGCCAAATGCGAAACCAATAATTAATTTAAGCATTATCGTGCACTCACTTTTGACAAAGAAAAGTAAGAAACCCAGCTAATCCCAAAGAGAAGAACACACCTCCAGAGACCATGAAGACGAAAGCTAAGGTGACACTAGTTGGATCTAAAGGTTTCATTTTCTCACCACATCCTAATGAGCACATATACAAAGACACAGAGAAATATGAGAGAGCCAAGCGACCCGAGAATTGGCCAATGATCAGTGATCATCATTTATCCAACCCTCCATACACGAATTCCATTCTCAACTTTTCTTATAGCGAAATTAAATCGAAATTTCTTCTGTGCTCTATAAACTGCCTCTCGCACTCGAACCATTCCAGGCTGAATGAATTTCGCATCTTCAAAAGGTATTAAAAATGAATCTCCTATCTCCATATTTGAAAAAGGATAAATTATATTCCTTCCTTTCTGAACTTCTGGAATAGGAATATTTTTGTCTATTTTTATCATTTGTTATACTTCTCGAATTCCTGTTCTTCTTCCTCTGCTACCATCTTGAGAGCGTATGCTTCGCACTCCTCGCAAAGATATTCGTCTGTGTGTTTGCAGTAATAGGTCTCAGTGGGGCTGTCACATTGGTTACAGTTTTGGCGATCTTCGTTTGGATAGGTCATCGAGGTCTTCCTCACACCTTTTGAGATGATGTTTTAGATAAGCAACAATTTCATTTTCATTCCATGTTACATATCTTTGGCTTATATCATTGATTAACTTTTCTAGTATTTGTTTTTGCCCTATGATCCTACATTCTGTAGCTTCTTCAAATGTCATTTGTTACTCATCTTTCTCAAGCTTTCTACATCCTCTAAAAATTTATCAGTATCTAATCCCCTTTGCTCGACCCACTCAGCAACACCTATTGGATCTTCATCAAAATTTTCGAGAAAAAATTCTATTAGGATGTTCAACATTTCAGCTTTGGATGATGTCATTTTCCACTCCGCTCGGTTACCACAAAATCAATCGACGAGCGTGCTGCCGCCCGCGTTCGTATCCCATCGTGTAAGCGTTCCAACTGAAGAAACCAACGACAAGAATGATCGCACCTATTCCTAAGATGACACTCATGAAACACCTTCAAAAATTATTCATTTCACGTCTTTTGGATTCAACGCCATTTTGATACATAACCTCAATAATTTGGCTATTGGTTCAGGGATCGGATATTCACCTAAGGCATAACTTTGAGACGTTCGGCGGCTAATCCCGAGCCAATCCCCTGCGCGCTCTTGTGAAAGTCCAAGCATCTTTATGGCGGTCTTATATTGGGTTGGAGTCAAGATCCTCACCCCCCTTTCTTCGGGAGGGGAGGAAGATTTAGTTCTTTTAAAATCTCGTCTTCCGGGCGGCACTTGATGAGGCTAACTGAGATCCCTGAGTAGTTGCCATCGATGTGAAGGTGAGCCTGTGTTCTTGCTATATGCCATTCTTTCGTCATTTGCTTGCTCCGTTCTGATGAAGCTACAATACGCAAATCCTGCGCATACGCAAGTCCAGCGTAATCACATATTGTTACAAAACACCTTCAAATGTTGTGATGTCCGGATCGTCTTCGTGTTTGTGGTCGATATCTAATCCTACCTCTACATAGTCTCTTATCTTCTGCGCGATGGATAGTTTGTCTTTGATCGCTTGCCTCTTGAGCTCAAAAAATGCCGCTTTGCTCAACCGTACTGCGATCTGCACACGACCATGCTCGTCTGTATATCCTTGAGCATCTTGTGTTTGAGTAGTCATGGTCACACTCGCTCGACGGCATTGAATTTGTGAAATTCTTCAACCAATTTACGACATCCACTTTCAAAGTCATCGCAGGCGCCAGCTATTTTTGCTGGATGAGCAACCATGCACCATGACCAACCGCAAACATAACGCCACACCGTACCTATCCAGGCATCTCCGCAAAACAATTTTGCGCCACCGGGCTCTTCCGTATTCGCATACTTGAAACTGCGGAATTCGAGCGGTGCCTCTGTCATAGGGCAGCCTTAAGAGTTCTGATGTCTTGGCCATGAAGCAAGGAAAGCAGTTCGAAACGGGTGGCCCTACGAGCGTAGCCCTTGGTGCTCTCGCGGTATCGGATCTGTCCAGCATCATTCAAGTATGCCTCTGCACTGACAGACCGAGCATATTGGTTGCGCTCATTTGAAATGATTTGGTTGATTAGGGCAACTTGATCGGCTTTGGTCATTTACCTTCTCCCTATGTCGTGGCCAGCCAGGAGGACTTACGTAATGCTAAACAAACTTAGATGACTGTGTGTCTGGCACAGTCGTGAAGCATCAACCACATTCTGATAGGTCTTACTCAAATCGCCAAACTCGTACTCCACCGGGAACTTTCCTTGTTTTGAATTTTGAACCAAACTTTTTATACGCATAATCTGCAGCAGCTCTTATTTTTGCGAAGTCATCTATCTATTCTGGAACGAAAAATGATTGACCTATATCCATCTTAGAAAATGGATAATGATGAAGCCTTCCCTTAGGCCCAGGTATTGGAATGTCATTTTCAATTTCAAATGTCATTTTGTGATATCTTGCAAATTACTATTTCAGACCAAGGGCTTTTGCCGTGTCAATGAGTGCCTGGATAATGATCCTTGTTTCTTCCAAATTACCCCGCGTTCCTTCAACTGCACTATACCAAGCAACTGCAGCTAATACCGAAAGATAAATTGGTCCAGCCTTGACCATAGGAGTATCATCATCAGTAAGTCGTTGAAGAAAGAATGCCTTTCCATCAGATCTCACTTGCCCCTGAATGATCCATTGTGGCGCTGTAATAATATTGGATAAACCAGCATTACTAAAGTCTACACCACGCAAGTTAGCATTGGTGAAGTCACACTCTCTCATATTTGAGAGTATGAAGTAGACATCTTGTAAATTAGCACCACTGAAATCACTACCAGTAAAGTCCAATCCAAATAGAGAAAGATTGGATAGATCGGCATTAGTGAGATCAAGATTATGCAGATTTATATTTTCGCGCTTAGCTTGAAGTAATGCGTCTTTAGGTGAAGCGGCACAAAGAACAACCGAACCATTCTTCCGTCGTAGCGTGTAAGAAGAGATGATATTGCTCATTTTGGTATCCTACTATGTAAGACAACCCCTATCATTGCCATGATAGAAAATGGAAGTAATGACCAGAAAAGAAAAGATGGCGGACGACCATAGAAATATAAGGGGAATAGGAGAAGTAAAATTGTGACCATTACTATGCCGCCTACCCCACAAAATATCATACCTCTCGCAAGAAGATAACTTCGTTTCTTATGAAGCATTCTATATTCCTTTCATCTGTTAGGATTATTGGTTATGCACCAACTCCAAATTGACCATTAACTTCATTCCACGTGTCAGACCCTTCAATCTCACCAAAAAGATCTGCATCCCTCAGTTGATCAATAAGATCTTGGATTGCTGCCATTTCCGTAGCACCGCGACCGATCGGACAGGTGCTAAAAAATCCATCTTGGTCGCAATCACAATCGTAATTTTCAGTAATGGCAGACCAGTCCATGTCACGAACTGGGATCGGTGGGTAATCAAAAGAGGTGTGAACCTTAATGCCATTGATCAGATGTTGGGCCATCACGCGGCCTCCACTCGTCTGGCGTTGATTATATCGGCGCGGGTGTCGGCATCAGATGCGTGGTCTTTATCGAGCTGATCAGAAATCGCGTTCGATACCAAGCCTCTCCATTCATTATTGCCTCGGAGACGTGCAACGATGATGTCTTTTAGAGAAGGTGATGCGGGGACATATATCCAAGGACGCTTGCCAGCAGCGCGCTCTTCTCTTGATATCTCTTGATATCCCTCGACACAAACTGCATCGATTTTCCATTCCCCATCGGGGGAATAGCTGATATCGGCGCAACCATTGATCAGAGCAGCTGGTATGCCATTAACGATGGTAAGGGGAAGTTCCTCGAACTCAAAAGTGAATGTATGCATTTTAGTCGCCCTCCGCTGGATCGCTATCGAACCAGACATCGGCAACATACACCATGGATGTATGGTGTCAATAGATTATTTGACGTTAGGCAAATTATTTTATGGGAGGGCCTCGATACCCTTTTTCCTCTGGAGCCGGGCCATAGGCATAATTCCAGTTATTGGTCTTCAAATAGATCTTAAGAATCGTAGGCCAATCAATGGATGCAGGTTGAGACACTACCTTAGTAGTAGGCACCACGACTGTTTCAAACCGTCGCTGATTGATCCATGTGGCAGGATGGCAAATATATTGCTCATCCTTACCAGCGCACTGGCGGGCGAATATGGAAACAGCAGAGATAGCTTGCCGTTGCATCTCTATTGAGAGCTTATCCCACGATTTTGACGCTTCAAATTTCGAACAATTTAACTTCCTCGGATAAATGCTCCAAAATGACTCAAATTCCTCCGAATATGGAGCAATCTTTGTATCTTTTCTTGGTTTAGACCGACTCCGCGATACTGGAGAATGATTTGACATCTCTATCATAGACATGAACAGATCCCCCGTTGATTGATTTTTTTTGATCATGAGCTTCTTGCCGTTGCCAACCCATATCTCGAATAGCGTTACAGGATACATCACAGAATACTTTGACCGTACCGATGGGTCCTGATCTCTGCTTCTCTACGATGAGATGCATCTCATTCAGACAACGTTCCATATCATCTAGCCATCGAAGATGTTCTTCTGTGCCAGCTAATGGTTCTTTTCTTTCGAGATAATAAGCCTCCCGATAGATCATGATGACCACATCGGCATCTTGCTCGATATTACCAGAGTCTCTCAGGTCTCCCATGTTAGGTCGCTTATCATCACGACTTTCTACACCGCGAGAAAGTTGACAAAGCAGCAACCCAACACAGTTCAGTTCTTTCGCTAGAGCGCGGACACCACTTGTTAGCTCTCCAATCTCGTTATTCTTATTTCCAGAATAACGACCTGATGACGTCATCAATCCCAAATAATCTATAATAAAAAAATCCAACCCGTTTCTTCGCTTCTCTTGACGAGCGCGAGCAGCTATCTGACCAATGGTCATTGCAGGTTGTTGTTCTATCCGGAGAGGTAGTTTCTGTAAGCGGATACCAGCTTCACGAATATGAGAAAATTCTTTCTCCCGAAATCGTCCTGATCTAAGTCTGGTATAGGGTATACTGGTATCATCATAGGCTTCATCAGAGAGCATTCTCTGACTTAATTGAACGTCTCCCATTTCGAGACTATAGAATATGCCTCTATGTCCACAGCGCGCCATGTTGCGCGCTAGACAAAGAGAGGCTGCCGTCTTTCCTGAGCCTGGACGACCCGCGAGAATGATTAATTCCCCGCGTTGCAACCCTAGTAGCTTCCTGTCCAGATCCTGTAAGCCGGTTGATAGACCGGAGATGGCTCCATCTCGCGCATAAGCCGCTGAAGCAGCAGAAATAGCTCGTGAGACGGATTCCTCCAATGTGAGAGATGGAACACCCGTAACAGTTCTAGCAGCCACAATCCCATCTAATTGCTCAATCGCCCACCCAGCTAATTCTACAGGATCGTTGTTATTGCTCTTAGCAAGTTCTCCGGCAACGATTGACATAGATCGCCGATCACTATGATCACGCACTATGTTTACTAATTGGGGAACCTCGTTGGCAATTGCCCCTTCAGCCATTACACGAGCAAGATATTGGCTTCCGCTTAATCCTAGAACTTTAAAATCCGCTGGCAGAAATCCAGCGATAGTTTTTGGGTTCGCTACCTTTCCAGAGGAAATTAACTTACTGCATGCGTTCCATAATTCGGCATGAACAGGCTCAAAAAAGTCAGTAGATGAAAGACAACCTTCTGTTAATCCAAACAATCTATTATTGAGCAAGATAGCCCCTATCAAACTTTGCTCAATTTCAACATTGTGCATCAAAGAGCTGCCGTATTCTTGAAAGCCTCAATCAACATTTCTCGCAATTCAGACTTCGTCATTGGAGGTAACTTGGGAAGCATCTTGCGAGCAGCTATCTTGTACGATCGCAATAGTGATTCCTTCGTGAAATCTGGTCTGGCAGATATTTCAGCTTTTCGCTTTGCTGATTTTTCACGACGACGTTCACGTTCACGAATGGCTCTCCGAACAAGAGCTTCTGGTGATTTAGCTACCATTTCCCTCTATCCACAACTAACAGTGTTATTCTTTCTTACTTACTGAAAACCTTTTCCTTAACTTCTAACAATCCCTTGATGGCGAAGCCATCAATGGCGGCACAAAGCCAACCAACAGATTCAGAAAGAATCTGCACGGCGGACCGGGGCCAACCTATGCAAAAAATGCACAAGTTTAGCACATGCGGACACTCGCACCCCAATAGCAGGGCCGTTCGTCATCTCCTTTTTCGGGCTATCCCGGCGGCAGGGGCGAGACGTTCGCCAACCCCCATATGTCCTGTGCCGCTTTCCCATTCATCGGACTTGTAGACATGCGCAATCGAACCGGTTGCCGAAAATTGCACACGAGTGGGAACCAATGATAATTTGCAGGATTAGTAGGGAGTGCATTGACGGGGAGGCTAAAAGTGCCTAAAACCGTTATGCACTACCGATGATCCTGCAAAGATCGCATCGGAACTACGGCTCACAGAGAATAACTCCCTCTGTGGGCCGTTACTATTTGTGGCGGTATCATCATTTTTTGTCAACCATACTGGTAGTATGGTGCTCGAATAGTTTCTCTACCTATAGAAAATATCAAAAATATTTGAAACTTAAGATGGAGAAATCCATCTCCAGACCACAACCTTAAGCATTGGTGTTAAACTATACCTCTTATTTATCAATAAGTTGACAATCATCGAATCATCTCGCCAAACAACCTTGTTAAAGGCATCTAGCGATTTTACGATATTATCAGCATCTGGCTTGGTTGTCGGCGCAATGACACCACTTGCAGCAGAGGCTCGTTTCCTGAGGCTCCAAGAGCCAGGGATTGGCATTAGGGCCTCAATGCTAACAGACAGCGGGAAATCAAAAGGCTCCCTACGCCCCATTTGTATGGTGGCGGCGACCCTTAATTGATCTTCATACCTTCGGGTATCGGAATCGGTGTAGGTCGAGGCAAATTGTTGCATGCCCTTACCGATAATCCTGAAACGAGGTCGTCCCTTCCCGCGAGGTGCTCCAGGAAACTCTAGGGTAAAAATAGGTTCCATTGTTTAATAATGGATCATCCAACTTTTCTCTTCCCAGAAGAGTTGAGCCCACTTTTAAGAATGGAGATAAATCGCGCGGTAAAAGTGGTACGTCGGGCAATAGCTTGTTTAGCTATCTCGTCAAACAACGAACCCGGAATAGCTGTTACGATATCTTGGGGGCGTATCTCTATGGGAGAAAGTCCCGTGAGATCCGATACGATCTGAACGTGTTTCGCTGGAATGCCATCACTATTGGCCCAGAAATGAACTGCCTGACGACTGACTCCCAATCCCTCTGCCAACCATGATTGAGGGGATATTCCAGGATCGATATTTCCTCTTATCGTCTCAATGACTTTTTTATAACCGTGAAGATTATTACGTGGAGTATCTGCCATTTTCACTACATAAGTTAGTTTTTGATCTGTGTCAAATAATCTATTGACAATTCCTAGTGAACCACCATAGTCTGCCCTTCTAGGTTGTAATATAAGCCGATACAGGGGAAGATTGATGTATCACAAATCCTATGCCACGCAAATATTACTTGGCCTCTTCGAAGCCACCACCATCGCTTTCGGCGTTGTCGTATTAATATGCTGGTGTATCCTCACTTCATGAACCAACGTCGACCACGATTACATGATCCAGGATACTTAGCATGGATACGCCTACGTTCATGTATTGCGTGCGGTCGCTTCGGACCATGTGATGCGGCGCATATAAGATCAGCTGCACTAGAATATGATAAACCATCTACCGGGATGGGAGAGAAGTCTGATGATAGATGGGCCCTTCCGTTATGTCGATCATGTCATCTTACCCAACATGCATATGGCAATGAACTAGGGTACTGGAGAAAGATCGGTCGTAATCCATTTCAAGAAGCTACGAGACTTTATAGCGAATATGGAGGTGATGGCGGTTATGCGAAGCGTAGACGTCAAATCATCAAACCTCGACTTCCTAAAGACCAACGCCAAAAAATTAAAAGTCGAGGCTTCAGATGACATCTCACATTCTTGGATTACTAGAAATCAAAAATCGCCGTGGTCTTCATGGCATAAGCGCACGTGAAGCATGGATTATTGAAGCCCTTACAGCTCTCCTTCGTGCAGAATTGAAACGACAGGAAAAAGAATATGAAGAAGGCAGAAAATAGCAGAAATCCTTATGAATATTGGCAGGCACGGCAACGAGGTGAGAACCCTCATGCTTATATAGAACAACCCGAATGTGGATTCTATCGTAAGAAGAACGGTGGTTATCGCAAGGGAATAAAGCAGCCGACCACATACGAACCTGTTGCCATCTTTCTCGATGGTGATGGGAAAATAGTTGGTAGGATTGGTAGTAAAGGTAACATTCATGAAGTTAGGATAGATGATACTGCAAATTATGACTTACGTGATATTTGGCCGTATATAAGCGACAAAGATATTAGCGAAGAAACATATCGAGCCGTAGCTGAGCGCGGCGAACCTTGGCCAGATGCTCACGATCCAAGTAAGGATCCAATAGATACAGAGATATTATCAGGTTCCTGGGCAGCGATTGCTAGGAAGAAGCTGTTCGATTCATTGGCGGAAGATGAGAAAACTTTTCCACCTATTCCACTAAAAGAAATCACATCTGCAGCATCTAGAATGCTTGCAGGCCACCTACCCAACGGATCTGAACCAGAACTCATATCTAATCTTGTCGCGGCTAAGGCCGGTATCAGTCAGTACGAAAAGATTGACTCTGATGAAATGGCCGCACGCGCTCTAAGTCTCAAGAATGAGATAACTAGCATCGCTAGTGCCTTAGATAAAGTGCGCACCGAATTGGTAAGGCCGCATCTCGATGCCCAACAAGAAATCAACGGAAGATTGAATCCGATAATTAAGGATGCCAAAGCAAATAGCGCAAAGCTATTGCAAGCTATTGGTTCATGGGAAGGTCAGAAACGAGAAAGCGCAAATCGGAATCCAGCATCTACAAACATGCCCTCACCTAAATCCCAGATTGCTCCGGCAGTTGGTCGAAAAGCATCTGTCAAGATCGTTAAGGTTGTAGTAGAGATCGATCTAGAGAAAGCTTGGAAGCAGTTTGGTACTTCTAAAGAAGTACATGATCTCATGATGGAATTGGCACAGAAAACAATAGATGCCGGACTATCTTGCGAAGCTGCAGTAATAGAAGAAAGATCAATAGTCAGGTAGTTATTCAGGTTGTAAAAGTGGCTATTGACATCTGAGGTTGATAAGATCATCTTAAGATAGTAGGAAATTCGGACATGAACCAAGTTGTAGCAATTACTGAAAGAAGATCAGTCCTCCGAACCATGTCGGAACGTTATGGTATGGAGCCTGGACCTTTTGAAAAAACATTGCGGGCTACCGTCGTCCCTAACAATTGTAGCCAAGAACAATTGGCGGCTTTTTTACTCGTGGCAAATCAGTATGGGCTAAATCCCGTAACACGAGAAATATACGCGTTCCCCGCCCGAAATGGTGGCGTAGTTCCCATCGTCTCAATTGATGGTTGGGTTAACCTCGTAAACTCTCATGGACAATGTGATGGGTTCGAGTTTGATATGAACCATGATCAAGAAGGGAATCTAATTTCTTGCACATGTCGGATGTATCGAAAAGATCGGAAACATCCTGTTACTGTTACTGAATATCTTTCAGAATGTGTTCGTTCCACTGAACCCTGGAAAATGAAACACCGGATGTTGCGCCATAAGGCGATGATCCAAGCAGCTCGTTACGCATTCGGGTTTGCAGGAATTTATGACGAAGATGAGGGTCGGACAATTGCTGATGATGTTAATACAGCATCCCGCTCTCGGGTCCCAAGCCCATCGGAAGTAATCAAAGAACCGAATGAATTATTTATTGGTGACTCAATCACTATCGCGACTAATGGGACGCCAATCGAAAACTTTAATGCTCAAGGAGCAACAGATCTTGATCTAGTCGTTACTGAAGTCCATCCAAAGAATAAGACAAATGTTCCAGACATCAAGAAAGAATATGATGGTTGGTTCTCATTTGTTCTGGATAAGATCACTCATGCTGAAGATGGTGGATGGCTTGAGACATTTTTCAATGAGGAAGTAGAGGCCAAGCGTAAAGAGATATTCCCATCTGATATCAACGATCTTGCCGATGCGTATGCGAAGGCACAAGAACGATTAAATGCGGAAGATTAACGATGGACAGTACATTCGATTATAGAGATGTATCTTGTATATCCAACATATACTATACGCTTCATTGCCCAAAATGTAAGTGGCCGTTCCATTGCCCGATCTCTCAATATAGATATCGGGTTGAATGTTTTGCATGTGAAAGCAAATCAAAATGATTGATCGTCAAAAAGGTAAAATAATAATCGAATGCGATTCCTGTGATGAAATATTCGAAGGTAGAGATGATGCTGAATTTGCCCAGGTATGGGCAGCGGCAAAGCGTGATGGCTGGCGATCACGTAAGATAGGTAATGACTATGTCCACGGTTGTCCAAATTGTAAAGTCTAACCGGTTTTCCGAACCATGACCGAGATCCTTTTCCGAAAGCGCCAAGGACGCGAAGGTGAAATGGGTCTTTTCGTGGAAACATCGATCTTCGATGAAGAATGGCACTCGATCAAAATCGGTTCGGAAGTGAAGGCTATCTGTACCGTCCCAGCCAATTTAAGATACATTAGATTCTTTCATGCCCTATGCGGCAAGGTAGCTGATAATTGTGATTGGCTGATCGATAAGGAAGATGCCAAAGAAAGAATATTGCTTGAAGCAAGGCATGCTAAAATCATCTATGATCCCCTCCGCAATAAAACAGAAATCAAAGCTAGATCTGTAGCAAACTTATCTAGTGATAAGTGGATCCGGCTTTTAAAGCGTACAACTCATGTTGTTGTTACGAAATTCATACCAGGAATGGATGAAGGATCTCTTAAGGCCGAAATTGAAGCGATGATTGGAATCAACGCTTTAATGGAAACCTTTGAAGACACCGCTTCTAAGGTGAAAGGAGGTGGGCAAAAGAGCCCGCCGGTAAGCATCTCCCGGACCCCAGATGCCCCGGCGGCAATTTAATTGGGGAGATGCTCAATGACAAAGAAGAAGACCAAGATAATTCCACCTCGTATCCCGAGAAATGAAGATCACATAACAACCATCGGCAATCAGCTTAAACAAATCAATATTCTGATTGATCGCGTAGAATGTTTAACGAAGGAACGTGACCAACATATCTCAATAGCTCAAAATCATAAAGACCAAATACAAAAATTGACCGTTGAAGTTGCAAGCATCAATTTGAATTTGTCTGTTAGTGAAAAACGGAATCGAGATCTACAGAATATCATTGCTCGAATGAATGGATGGCAAGATTGCGCTAGAGAGGTATTTAGATCAAACCGTGAATTTGGGTTGATCCCACAATGAAGAAACGAAATATGAAGGGGATTCCAAAGCTGGAAGTTAATTACGGTGATAAAGTTTTCAATGCGTGTTCTCCTTTACATAGGAGGCTTGGTATCCGTACTTTCAATCATCGCCAAGCTATCCTTGATGATCCAAGACTCGGTCGTCGATATGATCGAATCTCTCGATCATGGAACCACCAACATCTATATCGAGAAAACATCACATTGGCGGCCATATGAGGGGAAAAATGAGTAGTAGTCCTTTATCCGATCAGATTGATCAGATCGTTAAAGAGAACCAACATTTACGAGTTAAATCAGACAATGATGATAAGACATTTCATCTGCTAAAAGCCCAATATGATGAATTAGCAACCTCTATTGAGGGTGTACATGAGTTGCACGCTAAAGAAATGCATAAACTTAGGACAGAACGTGACATAGCTATTAGAAGATTCAAAGAGATAGACACGCTACTGATGCAGTGCAGTGATATCCTTATGTCAGCTCTAAAAGCTAGGAATGGCAAATACTCAATGTCACCTTTCCAAGAAGAGATGAATCTCTCTTCTAATGAAGAACAACAACAACTCACGCATATGAGTTGATATCAAAAATTAGAGCGCAATGTGATCCGAGCGATCAATAATCTTGTTTGGCGTGTACACTCTCCATCTCTCTTTGAGTTGGTGAGTGAACATCCAGAACGTGTTTACGTTCATTACGAAGATAAACGTTGGAAAATAACCTACATCGCAACTACAGGCCATCAAGTATCGTGTAAGTACAATTCACGTACAGATGCAATGAAAACAATTGCTACCAGAAGTGGTGTGATCTAAAATAGAAGGAATATATTTCAAGGAGGTCGCCCAATGGCTCTTCCACATTATTCCGATCCTGAACGATCCACTGCTATCGACATGAATAAACTACGTCTCGATCAATGCTGGAGACGTAGGGAGATAATGGATAACACTTATCTACGTTCATTATTCATTCTCGGATATTTGCCAGCAGAAGCAATCACCGAGTTAAACCTATTAAAAGAGGAGAGGAAGCTATGAAACTGACCTATGCTACTCGTCATTCAAAGGATGACCTGTTTTTCAAAATGAATATCGATGAACAACGTAATTACATTGCAAGATGTTTGGATGTTCATCCAGCGACAAGAAATAAGAAACCTATAATAGATTATCTAATCAGCATCCGTAAATATGAAGGCCCTATAAAGTTCTATAGGAAGATGGGAGAGCTAATACATCCATCTAGTGACTAACTGATCCATGACCGAAATAAGCAATAGCTTGATGAACCACGAATCCGAAAACGGTTGAGGCACATACAACTAATGACCAGAAAGTCCTTCCGGCGATAATTGCGCCTTCATTACGAGCCATAGAAGTTTTGTATTCCTCAACCGTAGGCATTATTTTTTCGTCAATATCCTTCTTCAGTTCAGCGACATCGTGAATAATAGAGATACAATCTGCCGATACTTTACTCATCTGTGCAGATATCTCCTCAAATCTAGAATGAAGAGCCGCACGTCCAGCAGTAGCGGCATCTTCCTGACGCCGCCACTGATCTGACATGTGACGTACCGTACCTTCAAGATCACCCAATGCTCTCAACATGTCTACGTTGTACGACACTATAGTTTAGTTCCATGAGCGGTTAGAATTTAGCGAACGAATTTACCGTCAATGATAATCCCATTCACCGTTGGATGAGATGATCCACGACGAATAGCAGATTTTGCAGGAACGACAGCCTTACAAATCGCTGTAGCAGCCTGTTGAGCCACAGTCTGGATCGGACTTGCTCCAGGAATGAAGCTAGAAAGAATCTGGGCTACCGTAGATACAGTTGGAAGGAATCCGCAAGCGGTCACAGCATACTGTTGTGCCTGACTAACGGTATCATCAATTTGTGCAGTGGTAACACAACCAGATAGCATTGCTGAACTAGAGATAAGTCCTGCTGCGATTAGTTTCTTCATAGTAAACCTCCGTTATGTGATCAATAATAATGACGTAATGCAGTAGCTAACTGTGCCCGACATGCCTCTTTTGAAGAGCCACTTTTAGCACATGAATACACCATCTCGAATAAAGCATAGGCTTTAGTCTCGATTTCTGCCCGACTAGGATGCTCTGAAGCTATAGCACTGATGCTCATAATCATTCCCATAATAGAAAGACCACAGCCAAAAGCTAAAAGATTTCTCATGCTTGTATAACCGCTGTTGCGACTGCATCTGAAATAGGCCTCAACTTTTCATCCGATACCCAACCACCATATCCAGTTGCATTGATTGCTGTTCGACATGCAGAAAAAGCCGCTAGGAACTGTGCATGCGTTGGTATTGGCTTATTGATCAATGGAGATGCCATTCGCTTCGAGTGAGAAGCTACTCTAGCTGTCCATGCATCTCCTCCTGTAGAGGGATTTATCGCATAGGATAGCGGCATCCAAAAATGACCACGAAACTTCGGGGACCATTTTGGACCCCATGAGTTCCTTACCAGAAGCATTGTGTCATCTACTTCTGTCGGATCCATCCCTGTTGATTCGAAGAATGGTGTTTTCTTGAATGTACGATCATATCCAACCACGAGAACATCATGGCCACCTACGAGTCTCTCTTTTGAGAGATTCGGTATTGGCATGATACCGGTTTTATTTACTAAATCCCCATCAAGAGATTCTGGAACCATAAAGCCAAGGATGAATGGGAATCCTGAAGAAAGACAATTGATATAATCGTCTGAGCTTATCAGTCGCGAATAATTGGAAATCTTATATTTGTTAGCTTCAGATATGACGGAATCAGAAGGTTGAACCAATACTTTAGAAGGATCGAATGGAAAATTGGATGCTGGAGCCGCACCGATATCCTTTAGAACCTTCAATACATCACGCGTTTCTACGCCTGCATCTTCTGCAGGGTCATTTTCAAGAACGCGAACCGAGTAATAAATCTGTAATGCTGAGAAGCCACCAACCTCCGGATACAGGAAAGACATCAAAGCAGCGCCAGACTGGCCGCCACAAGAACTTGTACTTCCTTGGTCCCATACCGGAGGTAGATGTTTTCTTAGATCAATTGATGGAGGAGGTAGAGCGGCTCCATAAGAATGAATAGGAGCATAGATATGATCACGTGGATCTGCACAATCCGGAACACGACCAAGTCCATGTCCATTGATTGTCAACATTTTATGCCTTCGGACCTAGAGGGAATTCATTGATAGCGCCAGGCTTTGATGGGATTGCATGCAAAACAGCATTTATGGAATTGCCCACCCCCAACAACAAAACAACGATGCTAAGAATTATCTTAGCCGTATGCTCCCCAAATAAATCGGTTAGAGTAGCTCCTGCGCCAGCTAAGAAAGCTAGTATTGCAAGTACAATGCTCATCCAGAATCCAATCCTCGGATCGATAGTCATCGCCTTGTCTCCTTTTTAAGTTAAAACAATTTTCAACTCTCTTCGTGAATGCATCGTTATCTTACGATTGACCAAATTTAATCAGTCCTTTCTGAAACAATGCAGCTTCATTACCCCTACGACGCCACAAACCACCACCAATAGGCCATAACCTACGCATAGAAAGAAACTGCGCTGGGATAAGATGGAATTGCTTGCTACTCATAAACAAGGCAATTGCTCTCATCTCTCGATAACGATCACCAACTGCGTGGAATGCACCAACACCGCGATTATACGCAAGAGAAGTTATAGCCCCAGCGCTATCGCCCGGTAATAGATCGTAATTCTTAAGATGAGATCTGCACTTTTCTTCCCATGAAGGTAATTCATGTTGCATAAATTCTTGGATCGCTTGATCCCAACTTATAGTGACGCTTGATCGATGTTCATTGACAAATCTATGAGCTCGCTCCCCTGTGAGACCCGAAGCGCTCATTAATACTTTCACGATTTCATCGGATACAATCCCAGTCCACGCCTCTCGAATTTGTTGAGGTGTTGAATAACCGCAGTCATATCCAATGCCTACGGTTGGACCAGAAATTCCACCTGGAAACTCAAAATGAGTATAATGTTTGGTGTAATAATCTTTGCCGGAAACTTCTTCCGTTATGATCGCATCGATACTTTCTTGAGAAGATTGTATCGGCCTATTCATAATCTAATCCATCGACTCTTCTAATATTAAAGAGAAACTCGTTACTCTTCAAGAACTTCTCGATCGTTATCAATCGCCACCAAATAATGTTGAGCTAAGTTTGTGGGTTGATCTGACTTCGAAAGTAGTCGTCGAACGGTTGATAAAACCGGCAACGTTTTGCGAGCTATTATTGGAGGATGAGGTGACTCTGAAGAAACCTCTTTATTTGAAGGAGCATCATTTATCATTTAATTGGCTTCTTCCCTGTCTTTATAAGAGTTAGTTTGTCATCTCTTGCCTGTACCAAAATGCTTGGCCATTTCGCAAAGACAAGACCCTCGGCCGCACGACGTGAACCGTCTATAGTTTCGTTGATGACCTTCATCTTCATGTAAGCTGGGAATGTTTCCCATTGAGATGATTTTACCATCATATCAAGACGTGTCTTTGCCATACGACCAGATGTTCTAGCGAAATATTCATATTGCTCAGGCGTCAATTCAACATTACGAAGTTTCTTCGAGACCATCCCCTTACCCATCCCAAGATCGGCCATAGCCTTATTCACGGGGTCAGCTAGTGCATTTTGAGTATAGATACCTGAAATGCCTCCCAATTGAGAACGTTGAGGTACAGGTTCACCCCACAAATCTATTTTAGGATGCAATGTCTCAGAATATCCTGGCAACCTTGACTTGATTGCATCGATTACACCCCAAGTTTCCCTGATGTATGGATCACGTGATTTGGCAATCCAATTCACATCCCCTCGTACAAAACTAGATAAGAAGCTTTTTATATATTGTTGCCCATATTGTTCTGGAGTTTCTACCGCCTTAATCAATTCAGCGGGTCCCTGTAGAGCGCTCTGATCAAGAGTGTTTTGCACAATTGCATGAAACAACATGCCACCTGCTTTAGTAAAATCATGCTCCTCAACAACATGGGCAATATCGTGTAGATCGGCAGCCATCCCCATAAGCATACCTAAGGGGCCTAGCTTTTGCACTGCATACCAAGTGCCACCTATTTTCACACTATGTGGCTGATTTACTAATCTCCAAATCGCATTCTCTTTCGAATCCTTAGGACCAGAACCTGTGATGTATCCTTCAGCAGCTAATGCACCAAAACTAAGTAATACAGACGATCCGATCAACATACGTGCGGCGGCAGTATCCTGGGCTATATTTCCATTTTTACCCAACAAATCAGCTTGTATTTGACGCGATAGAAAGCCAACTGGCGTGCGTTTAATGACTGTTTGTTCAAGTATTCGAGATACTACGTTTGTGAATGGCGCCACGAATTTCAGTGGTTGCGTGTCACCAAGTCCTGGTAGATTTATTTTCTGACTTGTCAAACTATTAATAGCTCGTACAAAACCACCACCTTTATCCATAAAGGTAGTTGCTCTAGCCGTACTACGAGCCTCTTCCATCATTTCAATTGATGGGGCATTTCTTAGTTGAGCAACGCGCTGCGAGAAAGCAGATCCGGTTAGCCCCTCATCTGAAGCTATTCGATAGGCAATGCCATTGATTGATGCTGAATAGTTTAAAGAAGCTGCGAATGTATCGGCTGTTGCCAAAAATCTACCTGTCGATCGAACTGCAGTTCCTATGGGTAGGATATTCATACCCTTAATCTGAATATCAGGAATCTGCCCTTGCACATCATATTTGGTGCTCATAAAGGGCGAGCCCTCAATGCCGCCAGCCTTAAGAAGTGCACCACCAGCTACAATTGCATCCCGTACACCACGAGAGGTTCCAAATATGGCTGCCTGTACATCTCGTACAGTCGCTTTCATATCAAGGGTACCATGCTTCAACATATCATCATGAAGAATGCCGGATAAAATCCCAGAAGCTGGGGCCTCTTCTCCGGGTAATAATCCAGTAGAACCCTTCTTGAAGGCCTCTCCAGCGGCGAGAGTGGCTGGAGCAAATCCCTGTGCTACACCTTTCGCTCCAGCAACAACCTCACCAACCCTAGTGAATGTTCCTTCTCGCCCAGCAGCATGGAAAGTTTTGCCTATTAATCCCGCTATTGCTTTCTCAATACCAAAATGTTGAACCGCAAATACAGCATTGCTAACAATGTTAGCTATCTGAGTTGATGGTCCAGATAATAGGCCATTGATCCAAGCCTCTAACACCATTCCACCAACCGATTTATTATCGACATTCTGCATGAACTTGTTCATGTTCTGCGGAGTTTCGATCGCAGCTGCCAATTTGGCTTCCGCTTTCAATTGGAATAAAGTCTTACCTGTAGCCTCCTTCATCATCTGCTCAAGTGCTTTGGTATCTTGTTCTCCAGGCAATCTACGAAAGGCTCTCAGTGCACGTCCGGCCTCAGCCGTTACACCAGCAACGGTCTTTTGAACCATCTGCAAGCGATCTTTTGCCTGTGCAAACGCTAATACATCTGCATCGCTACCACTCGCGGCGAATTTCTTAGCCGCTACCGAAACATTCTCGGCCGACTCTCTTAATAGTTTTCGCAACGCCACTACTTGTTCAGCGTTAAACGCTTGACCGGCAACATGTTGTGCAACGAGATTTTCTGCACCAGTCATGCCAATATCATTGGCCAAATCCATCACTTGGCCATCGGTAACTACACCACGCCGATCCCCGATAAAGTCGGCATTTTCGGCTGCGGAATCTCTGATAGCCCTTTTAACATCCTCAGATGTGTTTAAGGTGTCGAGTCGGATGTTCCCGGCGCGGTCTGTGTAAGGGGATTCGTCTCCGAAGAGGTGGGTCGGTCCGGGGGCAAGGGAAGTCCCAGGGTTATCGCCAAGTTTTGCTCTGGAGTCTGGCCGTTGTGGGCCATTGCCTTCTGACCCAATAGCATTGCCGCCTTCGTTGACCGTTCCATATTCCTTGCCACCAACGCCGCTGATGGGCTCAGATCCGGGCTGGCCGCCACCCCTGACCACTTCTGATGGTCCATTTGCGCCTGGGCTACCCTCTCCGGAAGGGCTGGTATCGGTTGCGGGCTGGCTTTGTTGGTTTTTGAGGATTTTGGCTTCGAGTTCACGTTGAATCTCCGGATGCTGTTCCTGAATATGCCGATTATACTCGGCCATGATCCGATCCATGGCGGGTTCGGCTTCATGGGGCTCGATATGTTGGGCTTCAGCTTCGTGTATATCGTGTAAAAGCGTTGGACTTTGGCGCTCAGGAGCAATTACCGTCCGTTGGGGCTCCATTTCCAACATACGATCGAAAACCGTACGTATATCCGGGGATATTTCAGCTCCGAGACCCTTAATGCTTTGATAGATACTCAATAGCCAATTACGGAATTTAGCAAAAACACTGGCTAATTCCGGTGAGGGGGCAACGCCCTCTCGCATGTATTGCTCAAACCCCCTAGCGAATTTCTCGTGATGCCTTGTCTTGATATCATCTTTGACCCCAAGCCAATCTCGGACCGTTTGAGCATCATCCCGCAATCCCAATGGAGCCTCAGGATGATTGGCATCTTTCATCAATTCTTCGAGGAACTGATGACCACTTTCATGTACAAAAGTTGAGGCATTCGCATCTTTCATCAACCTAATAATTGGTCGACGACCTTCCGCGATCATAATTTTGCCACGAGCAGTCTGCTCAAATTCCCTTTCTGAAATTGGGGAAACATCTTCCGGTTGAGCAAATTCTTTAGGAGCCGCTTCGACCTTTCCACCTTTGGCTAAATAATCAGCTAGTTCAGCCCGGTTCGTAGGAACCGCCTTTTCAGTCGGGACGATAGCTTCAGGTTGACCAGGAATAGATGGTCTACCTGTTTGCCCGGCAATGGCCGCACCTTCACGTGCATATAATTGCTCGGCAGAACCAAGCTTTCCCTCAAATCGCGCAGCCCTAGTGATATATCGTGCTGCAATAAGTTTTCCTGCGGCTGCAGCTTCTTCTGCAGGTCTTCCTGCAGCTATGAGCTTTTGTGTAACATCATCAGCTATATATGCTCTTTGTTCACCAATAGTTCTTTGAGGAGACGCACCATTAGTAGTTACATTCTGCTGTTCACTACCAGATATAGTATCTGTCGGTGTTTCACGTGGAACGGTTCCAATCTCATTTTCATGGGATTCAAGAACATCGGCCACTGATGGAAGCTGTTCTTCTGGAGTTGGCGCCCCTACTGTAGTGGTCTCTTCAGCCCGTCGATAAGCAGCCTGAACTTCGGGTGATATCTCCCGTATTTGTGCTTCCGTAGCCGCTAGATGCTTTTCTGCCATTCCATGAGGCGGTTGTTCACCATGCCAATTCTGGAAGGTTTCCCTTTGCTTAACCAAATTGTCGTATTTAACGAATAAATCTGGCTCCATCTGTCGGGCGATAGCGTGCAAATCCGGCTCTGGATGCTCACCAAGTTCTGTCTTTTCTACCCTAACGTGCTCCTGGGCAGTCATTTCCGCTGTAGGTGCTTGTTCATGGGAGCCTTGGAAAACCTCTTCGGTAACCCCAGGTCCCATGATCTTGAGGTCACCAACCTGAGCAACCGTTGGATGCGGTGTTCCAAATACCGATCGAGTAGGATGCGCACCTATCTCAGTAATAGATTCGCCAATCCGGTTAGGCCTGTTGAAAACCACACCAAAGGCTGTGGATATAAGGGCTTTTTTCCAATCTATTTGGCCTTCAGATACCTCATCCTGAGCCGCCTGTATTACGCCACCAAGACCACCACCAAATAATCGGCTGGTAACCGGATTGGCCATAATATGCTGCATTGCAGTAGCATTCTTCGGCAATGCCTCTACGGCTCCCCGACCAGGATTCATGGTTACCGCGAAGGGAAGTAGGCCACCAAGAAACGATGCCGTGCTGTGTTGGGCTTCATCTAACCTAGCTTGTCGGTCATCAATCCCAAGCTTATCTCGCCAGCTATCAGGTAAATGTGAGATCGTGAGGTTCTGTAGGTATGAACCACCATAACCAGCAGCTAACCCGCCCGCCACCGCACCAGCAACGGTTCCCCATGGCCCTACTGTCATTCCCGCTAAGGCACCTAGACCAACTACGGCTGCGCCTCCTGCGCCCGCCCCAACCAATCCGGCAGCGGCAGGGATCACCCCTTTTTCTGCACCACGGGCAAAGGATCCTGTTGCGGAAGATGGACTAACGCCAACATCCCCTAAATCATCATATGGAGTTGGCTCGGCCGGAGAGGCTGGCGGGGTATTGTCTTGGGTGGCTCCAGAAGACGCCGACGGTGCAGTCACTGCACGATCGTTCGGATCAAGATCGTCGAATGGATTTCCAGTTGGGGCGAGTTCGCCGTTTGCCACTATAAAACCTTTCTAACCACAAATACTTCACGCCTCATTTACTCATTATCGCTAAAAGTCAGAGAACTAGTTTTCGCAGGCGTGGTGGTATTCTGTACAGTTCCTGGATTGCTTTCAGGCGATGCTGTCTTCGTTGGCGGCAATCGTGATAAAATATCTTGTGCGGTATACCCACTTGGGCCGAATTTCGCATTAAAACCATTCACATATGCTGGATTGTCAGCATTCTCACGTAATCGCGTAATGGCTGTAGCCCATGATTTCGCAGCCCACGGTTTACCATCCGTTTGATGGGGAGGAGCGGCTATTAGCCTATCCCAAGCCTTTGCAGGAACTCCTTCTGGAGCAGGCGGCGGAGGTTCAGGCGGCGGTGTCTCACCATTCGCAAACATCGAATCCAATCTTCGTTGCGTAGGCGGATAAACACTATCTAAAATTGCATCTAATTTTTTCTTATCTGTCAGGAACTCACTTGGATCATGCCCCTTAGCCACCCATTGAGCATATGCTGCTTCAAATGCAGGCACAAAATCATGATTGAATTTATCGAGACCTTTCTGATTTTTAAAAGCTGGAACACCTGGCATATTTGGTGCACCAGAATCGATAGCCATCTGACTTTTGTAATATTCTAATTGAGCTGATTTTGTTCTCTCAATTCCAGCCTGGTCAGGATTCTTCTTAAGCTTCTCCATTGTACCGGTAAGTTCACCGACACCCTTTTTTGTCAACTGACCATCGACATGCATTTGTATGATATCAGCAACACTGGAGATATGCCCGGGATCATCTGGAGATGACAAAATTCGCTTAATTGCATCGGTATATCCAGGACCATTTTGAAGGGTATTATCGATACCACCTTCACTGGTAGCGAACTTGTACAAGTTCTGCATTGAAGATGAATCTAATCCAGATGTAGAAATCTGATTAATTATTCCTTGCGTATCCCCTTGTATAATCCGCTTTGTAAATTCCGCCTGCTTTAAATCATCAGCCTCTTTCTTTGCTTTAGAATTCTGCTCATCAGCAACTGCTTGAGCTGCGAATGTATGATTCACATATGTGAATGCATGTTGTCGCGCAGCAGGAGTAATATCGCTATCGGGAATAGCGATGATGTCTTGATAGGCAGTAGCCTTCCTATGATTGATATCAGTCTTCGGGGCCTTATTATATCGCGCCGCCCACATACTCGTGAAATCTATAGCTGGCGCACTCGGATCACCACCGTTAACTCGAATAGCTTTTTCTGCAGCAGCCTGATCATTATGATACCTTGGAAGCGTCATCAGAGCTTGAGTGGCTGTCAAATTTGGATATTTTAATAAAGCCCCTGCACCACCAGCACCTTGTTGGTGTGCAAGATATAATTCAGGATCTGTCGGGGTTCTTCCAATAGAAACAGTCAACGCATTCTTATTATCTGACGCCAATCGCGCAGCTGCATCAGCAGCCTGCTCATAATTGAACGGATCTTTAAGACCATATTTCGCAGCTGTAGATGGAATAAACTGGAATGGCCCCTGTGCTCCTGTTGAACTAGTACCATTACCTTCTAATTGATGAACACGTTGAAGGTAACTTCCAGAAATTCCATGCCTCTCACCCGTATCGTTTAAGATCTGGGGATTCGGTGCAGGATTTTTGGCATATGTAGCCTCGATAGTTTTCTTGCCAACATCATATCCACGATATTCGTCTGCCCTAGCACGGAATGCAGAGGCAAGGTTATCATATTGAATTCCAGCTATTTCCTTATTTTTATCTAGAACCTGCATCGCCTTAAACGGGTCTTTGACAGCCATTGCATTCAACTGCGTTGCCAAAGCATCTCGTTTTGCATTCGCTACAGCTTCAGCTATTTGAGGGCTTCCTTCTTGAGCCCCAGACAACTGAGCATTCTTTACATAAGCATGCGCTAGATCAGCAGCACCAGCCGCCACCTCCTGAGGATTTTGGAAATTATTTGCTATATGATCTAAAGCCAGTTTCCCTGTAGAATCATTTACAGACTTATAATAAGTCTTTGCCTGTTCATCGGCATAAGACCCAACCTTGCTCGAAATACCGGCCTTAAAACGATTAGAGAAAGTATCGAAGTTCAATTGCTGATCTAACGTTGTTAGACCAGACCTTAACTCCTTCATCTTCTCATCAAGTTTTCTCTCTACCTCTGGTCGAGCGCGTAATGCGGCTTCACCACGTAGACCCATATAGCCTAGATCAGGTTGCATGGTCCCATCAGGACCTAATGTTTGCTGAGTAGGATCGCCATGGATAAGTTTCGTAGCAAAATCTTGATATTGATTGCCCGCATCATCTGCGGCCACTTGGCCAAAGAACTTACCGGCCGTGGTAGCTCCAGCACCTAGTTTCTCTAGTCCTTGACCGACTTGGGCACCAAATTGATCCGCAGATACTCTAATATGCTGAGATCTATCAGATGGCGCTGCATCAGGCGCGACAGTTGGTATCCCGACATTAGGATCGATCTGGGCCATCGATTAACCCGTCCACTTACTATCGCCGCCACCACCGAATTTAAAACCAATTGATGATGCATTGCCCAATAAGCTACCACCAGCAGCTAATTCAGAACCAAGAATGTCATTCTTTGCTTTATTCTTATCCAATTCAGCTTCTGCTTCATATCCAGTTTGCTGAGATCTATACCCATAAGCAGCAAGCTCAGCATTGTTCAAAACAGTTTCTGTATCAAGTTGATTAGCCTCGGCAGCCCCGACTTGAACATCTAATGCCGAACCAGAATTAACATCGACACCATTGGCAGCTTGACTGGCTTTTATTCTTCCCCCTTGAGCAGCCCCTCTTAGGCTTTGGGTCTGAGATTTCTGAAGACCGGATGCGATCGCATAATCAGCATTTTGTCCTGCAATTGTTGCATTATTAGTTGCAACTTGAGCTTGATAATTTGCCGCATTAGCGTTAGCTGCACCGGTAGACAGCGCTCCGAATGCAGATGTCAGAGCTCCTACAGTTCCTGCTACACCACTGATGATCGGAGCGAATGCCATTTCAATTCCCAGCACAGTAGGACATAAGGGTACCAAATCCTGTACCGATCTGAACACGCACTGATGTATCATCAAACTTTTGATGAAGTATCATTCTTCCATATTTGGAAGATGCAGGATTGATGTTCTCATCCATTGGTACGAATCCCAAGAATATCGCAAACCTTTTTGATTCTAAGTCCCCATCAACGATGGATGTTATCAATTCACGTTTAATATCGCATATTAAGTCAAGTTGACGACGAGCTTCTCGAACCATTGCAATAGGATATCGCATAGCTTTGTTGGATACTGCAAGCCAGATATGACCTGATGGAGCGAGAATAGGACCTGTTACCCCTCCCAATGCTCCTAGCTCTCCATCTAGAATCCACGCCCTTCGAAAATAAGAATCATCAAATCTCGCTCGCAACTCCCGATGAGTATTAATTCCTAATCTAGTTATTATTTCTTGGTGACCACTACGAAGTAGTCTCGACATCTGACCGCAGTGATATTCCTTTCCATCAACGATTTCGAACCTCATTTTTTAGCCTGCTTCTGAGGAGCAGTAGTTGAGGAATTATCGCCAGGATACACCTCGGGGATAAACGCTAGTATTTGAAGTGGAAGCGGTAGATCTTGTTCAACTGCGACTTGCCCATGGGTGTTAAATCCTCCAAAGACGGGGATTCGGAGATCTCCTGTAAACAAAGGAGTTGTTGCGCTATTATATGGCGCTACGGCCTTAGCAGGCTGTGCTGTGATATCGGCAACCGTTGTCTGCCATGGCAAAGAGACCTGAGATGGACTTTGGATTGATCCATCAGGTTGATTAGAGCCAATCTTGAAAGTTCCAGAATCTTCAATTCTAGCGGTGACAACAGCGATTTTTTTCCGTTGTCCTTGAACTGTAGGTTCTCCAGCATCTAGATAAACCGATTGCAATTGTGCCTGGAATGCTAGGCCAATTGTAATTGAAGTAGCCGGTACTGTTAAAGTAATAGAACCTTGAGCATCAACCACCGTTGGCGGAATAGGAATTCCGTCAGCGAGTCCTGTCACCGTCAATCCAGATAGATGTCTAAGACCACTAATAACAGTTACTGGGGCCGTCATACTCCAGTTCCCAGCCTGAGCGACTTGAGGAGTATTTCCATCATCTTGGATAACTTGTGTTATTGGAACACTGATATTCGCGACAACATGCCGACTATCAGTAACAGACGTGATCTTGGCTATCCCACCACCCATACGGATGACCTTGCCGACATCAAGGGCTGAGAATATCGGAGAAGAAGCGGTAAATGTCGCACTATTATCTAGTGTCAATCTAGCTGATGCGCCACTTCCACCTGCACTACCCGCAGGGTCGGTAATGACTAATTTCGGTCTTATATAACCCTGATTAACAGGGAACGTAATGTTCGTGATTACACCTCCAACGATTGTTAGAGTTGGAATAGCGCCTGTACCAGGACCAGATCCATTATCATCAACCACAATAGCGGTGGTTGCAGATGAGTATCCAGAACCACCTACCAGATTTGTGAATCCAGTAATTCTACCTAATCCCGTCGCCGATGACGATGTAAGGATAGCTGATGGAGTAGGCTGTGATAAACTAAGACCACAATCGACACACCAACAATCTTCAACGTTAGACCATATTCTATTATTCATCCGTTCGATGAAATAAGTATTCTGACCATTAGAATAGGTTGTAGGAAACCTTTGTGTAGCAACATAAAGGGCATCAACAGGAGGTTCCGTTACAGAGCAACAACTAACAAATAATCCATTTGTATCATGCCTTCCCCAACCTTGAATCTCCTGAGCCTTCAAATAGGCAAGACTCAGCATCACCCCATCATTTCTAATGGACCACAATGTCTTAAATGGCTCTTCACACCATGTGTGTTGAATAGTCGTGAATCCAGTGAATAGATGCGATGAATTCAAAGTTATATAATTCACCGTATAATTGTTCGTATTTATTTGATAGGTTGCATCGATGTAATTCGAATTCTTAGCCTGAACATAAATGATATCGGATTCGATCTTTATAGGAGGCACAGTAATGGATGCCCCAATAGAAGATTGAGGAATAGCTGACTGACTAGATGGAGTGATGGGGGTTGGATTGAATGAACTACTTCCCGCTCCATTGATCTGCCATACCGATGTTCCCGTGAAACCTATCAAGCCTCCTGGCATAGGAAGCAGCCATTGAATACCATTCACCTCGACAGACCAAGGTGTGCCAGTGATAGCGTCGCTATCAATGGTAGGAATCCTTGAATCAAAATTATTAAATGCCCCAGGTTGAGACATGAAATATGTATCAGGTTGATTTAATGTGTTAGCGAATACGCGTCTTTGTTGATAATAGGCAACAACAGAAGGATACGTGCCGCTTTGAGGACCAATTGTTGGTGCAACAGTAGCAGTACCGCCACCAGAGACATTCACCGTGATCGTATCTGCTGGAAGATAATTCTGTCCCTGATCTTGAACTATAACTGCAGACAAGACACCACCAACAATTACGGCTTGTAGTACAGCACCCGATCCTGTCGTTGTGTTGATAGTGAATGTCGCAGCAGTAACTGTTGCAGTACTACTGACCACTCTCACAGAAATAATCTTACCGACCGCAAATGGATTCTTATGGAGTGGTGGGACATGAGAGAAATCAGCGACGATATTTGAATCAATAAATTGATTACCATATGCCTCTCCAGCAAATCCGAATAAAGATCCAGGGGGAGGTTCTACATTGAACCCAGGGAGTGCTTTGTACACATTGTATTCATTCACACCAGCAACACTCGACCATGTGATCGTAATTGTCCCGGCGGTCGCTGCAATATTAACGGCACCATCAATAATAGCGATTGGTGAAGCGTTGCTTTCGCTACCATCGACCGGACTCACAGAAGTTACAACATATTGATAGTCTACTGATCCAGTAGCACTTGCTGCCGCTGAAGTTGTAGTTGGCGGTTTAACGGTCGGTATTCCAACCGAAGATGAGAACACAAAATTATTGTCTGCCAAACGAGACAGATCTTGTTCCGGATATTCGGTTAATGTTACCTGATTTACGCAACAAAGCGTCATAACATCGGCAGATTGAGTGAATTTTAGATAATCTAAATCCACCTCAGAATACGGTGTTGCCAATGTATAAATACGCGCAGCAGAACCCCCAGAAGTATAGGCTGGAAATCCAGTTGTATTGATGAAATTCCCGTAGACATCTGAAATGGTAAATGTTGTCGGGGTTACACTCCCAATGACATAAGTGCCATTATTAAGAGCTGTCATCCCACCTACACCAGTTATGAATACCCAATCTCCAGCGCTCAAAGTGCTGGGCGTGGCCCATATAATATTATAGGTGGCTCCAAGACCTGCACCACTCGATGAAGCTTGGTTAGCTGGATTTGACGGAATCGTTGTATATGCTCCAGCTGTAACTAATCCGAGAGTTCTTGGGCCGAACAAACCAGCAGTAAAGGTTGCTCCTGTTCCCACTCCGGAAGTAGACAATTGGGTGAAATTACCTGAACCTGACGAGGTAAAATTCCCTCCGTTAGAGATAACAAATCCAGTTATCGCACCACCACCGCCAACACTCGTTACCGTCAAGACAGGAGTCTGACTGGCGGTGCCGCCACCGGTGATCCTCAATGTGTCGTTGACTACATATCCGGTCCCACCAGCAAGCAATGATAACTTCCCAAGAGATAAAGTAAGTACTTGGAAAACAGCAGCACTACTAAAAACACCACCAGCAATAGTAACGGTGTCTCCTCGTTGATAAGAAGAAGAAATTGCCCCGATATTTGCTGTCGAAGATACAGCCGTTGAGAGAGAAGAATAGGTTACAACGGCAGGATTAGCTTGACTGATATTTGTGATAGCAAATGGATTTTCTGTGACATAAGCACCATTCTTCACAACTCGCATATAGAAATTACCAAATTCTAGAACCAGTCCTTGGTTGATAGAAAATTGGAAGGGAATTATGCGAGGAGGATATGAACGACCAGTCTGCTTAGAATACCCAGCGAATGCTGTACCAGCACGGCTATAGGCACCACCATGATAATTTACGAAGAAATTCCGTAAGGTAGAACAACCTAACGAATATTTAGCAAAATCAACATGCCCCCATAAAGAGGGACTGATCTCTCCGGATATAAACGAGCTTTTTAGAACAGGTACTGCCATGGCCTAATAAGCCGATCCATCGCTGAAACCACAGCTATCCCATCCACCCCAGATCTGACCAGGACCACCATCAATAAAGCCACCCATATTATTAAAAGGCCCACCTCTTCCAGCATTCCTAAAGTTCATCCAATCAACGCGAATATCGCTGCTATACCAGCCTTCGTTACCGTCTACCAACCTGGCTTCTGTGATCTTATGTTTCGCGATTGCGATTTGTTGATTACGTATTGCCATCCCCATCTTCTTATCTTTAGCAAGAGGAACGGCAAGTTCACTTGCGAGATAAGCAACCAGGGCTGCACGAAACAACGTATCCCAAATACTAGGATAGATAATGCGCGCGGTATAAACCGCCTGCGCACGAAGAACATTCGTTAGAATTACAGTGCTGCCCTGAGGACTAATACCCTGAGTATTGATGTAATCCATTCCAGGTTGAGCTGGATAATTTGGATCAGCTGCGACTACAAATCGAGCCGGTCTTAATCTCTGCCCTATATAAGGGGCTTGACCTGCTCCAGTCGTCAAAGGAACATCAGGTATTTGGATGTTATTTGCAGGAACAGGCGCTGTCTGCAATGGATTCCATGGGATAAACCGAATCTTCATGCAATCGGTGGGATAAGCATACTCATAGATCCAGGGAACTGGTACGAGTGATCCAACGTTAGGGGTTTGCCCCGTTGAATCTGCCAACATAACAAGAGGAGCTGTCTTTCTGGCAAAATCCCAATTCGCGGATCTAAGTAACTGATCTCTACACTGACCATAAGCACGAAGGGCTTTCTGCGCAGGCAAAGTACCTTCTTCTGGATCACCTATCGTAAAATCGATACCGGCTGCATCCAGAGCCTGATTAAGAATATCGGCAACGAGGTTGCTCACAATTAATGCTTTCCAGAAGAATTTCAGTTATACTCTAGCGAGTCATTGTATCGCCTCCTCCGATACTATGATTAGAGGGTCGAATTCGCTGCATACGAATTCGGCCCTTGTTATTCTACTAACCTTGCTCGGTTTCTCCCATAGCCGTTTCTTGCGCTTCATCAGCCATTGCCGCTTTAGCGCTTTCTACCCCAACCAACCCTATAGCCACAGCACGCTCTAGTTTAGCGGCTAAAGCCCCAGTAAACCCTACATCCCATGTAGTTGGATCGGTTACTTGCCCTGTATATACTAAAATAGCATCCGAGACATTACACAGGATGACTCGTTGGGGTGGTGTGAATGCACTATCATTATCGATCGAATAGACCTGGGGCTGCGGATCCCAATTTATCCCGTATAAAGGCACTGGTTTTACAGCACGCACCTTTAAGCAATCGGATGGATAGGTATATTCAAATAACCATCCAGGGGGAGGATTAACCGCAGGATTCCACGATAATGGAGGAAAATACCCGCCAACCGGTGCTGATTTAAGCAAAGTCATAGAAATATTGCGTTCAGCAAATCCCCAATCACTTTCCCGCAATAACTCATCACGTGTTTGAGCGTAGATATCTAAGAAATCTTGTGCAGCCTCGGAGCCATCAAATAATGACGCGATACGTGGGCCTTTATAGCCCATGCGGACAAGGGCTACATTGCAGAGATCGGCGGGTGATTGGAGAGAGGCGACCATTTAGTTAAACCTATGTTCAGCGATCGTCTCAAAAGAACCACCGCTTTCTAGGTATGATTGGGCAAGATCTGGCTTACCCGCAATGGCCGCTGCCATAACACTAGCCAACAATCTGACAACAGCCTCCCGGAAACCTGGATCCCATACATCTTCACTTGGATTATTATTAATAACGGCTACAGCATTTGATAAATTAGTCTGAATAACTTTTTTCTGTACAGCGGCCACCAATGTATTCGCGATCTGCCAAGTAACTGGCAACGGATTATTTTGATCAGTAGAAGTGGGTGACTTCAATTGCCAGACCTCGACTGCTGCTGGAGGATAAATGTATTCGAATGTCCAGGGATCTGGTGGGGTATTCCCAGTTGGAACCAAGGTAAAAGTATTGCGGGAAAATTCCCAACCAAACTGACGTCCCACAGTTTGAACAACAGCAGTATAGAACTGTGCAGCAGCTACCCCAGCTGGGGAACTATCAAAATTCGGCGCGTTCCCAGTAACTAACGGTTGATTATCACCTATATACTGGATCGCTTGATTGACGATGTCTGTGGCAGTCGTCATCCATCATCCAACCATATTCAATAGTCTAGGATCTCTATCGTTATCTGGGGTAAGATCCAACAATGATCCCATGATTTCTTCAACAGAAAGAAATGTATTTCCTCCCCCATTAAATAATGGAGTAGAACCGTTATAATTTATACCGCATGTACCAACAGTACATGAGAAATAGAGATTCCATGTTTGAGAAGTTGATGTGGCAGCGTTAATTACATATTCAATCCCAAAATATCCTCCAGTACCTCCTGCCGGTTGAGAATCAATTCCATTAACAGCTATGGCTGTGCCAGCATTATTTGTTAAATAAACGACTACTCCTGCTATTCCACTACTTGACGCCACTTGCGCACCACCACGAAATCTCAGCAAATTAGATGATGATGTAGGAGTTATCGCTTGAGATAATGCTGATGCACCTGTAGCTTGCGTTGGCAAAACATTGCCACCAGCCCAATGATTGGTAGTGGTCGTATTTGCACCCGTCTTCTGATAAATCGGGCCCTGTACTATATCACCTGGTTTCTTGATGCCAGGACCAAATAGTTGAAGCGTTGTACATGCGGTCGCCCATGATCCAGCTGTCGCAAGACCAGTTGCATAATCACAAAATCCAATGATCCTAACTGGATCATTAGATACGCCAGCAGTCGCATAAAGAACACCAGAAGATGCCGCAAGGCCAGTTATCGTAGTTGAAGTGACACGATTATATTCCCATGAAGCACAAGGGAAGATTTGAGTAGAACTACTGCATACAGCCGCACCTAATTGCGGGGTACCGCCATTATAACTTGCAAAAATCCAAATCCGGAATGGTACATTGCTAGATGATGTACCAAGCGTTGCGCCAGATGGAATCACAAGATTAAGAGCACCCGTAACAATCCCCCAAACAGGATTGCCATTCGTCAGTGTGCCAGATCGGAATGGAATGGATACGGGATTAGTAGCGCTAGCATTCGAACCATTCGCACCGGTCAAGGTAATCGTAAGATTACTTCCTGCTACAGAAGCCGATAGCCCAAGATTCACCGCATCATCATAACCATAGGGTGGTTGAGTGGTGGATATGGAGAACACACCACCAGAAAGATTAAGGCCCCATCCAGCTGTAGACGCCGAAACTGTAGCGCAAGATAGGCCAACTCCCGTGGTCCACTGGAGTGCCTGATTAGCTGCACTACAAGATGGTACAGCAAGGTCTGTTACTGCAGTGGAAGTAGCTGCACCTTTTATTGTGTTGGCTGAGGCAGCTGGCGCTAATTTAGCGTTCGTTACCACTCCAGCCGAAATTGTCGTAGCCAAAGAACCTGCAGCATTTGTTACATCTCCCGTTAGAGCTGGGAAAACAACTGCTGATAACGTTCCGCTATCAATCTGCGACGCCCCAATATGCTTATTGGTGATAGTTTGAACGTCAGAATTGCCGAGGATATTTCCACTCGGCGGAAACGTCTGCGTTATGCCACCGATCTGGAAAGTACCCGTGAAATTATTCGTACCGGTCCAGGTATTATTGCCGCCTACGGTGACGAAAGGACCGCAATCCTTCAGCAACGTACCAATGGTATTATTCCAACAGGCCGCATCATTAACTACTGTCGTTCCCGGACCAACGATTCCGCCACTAACAAAAGGGAATTGATATGAGGTACCATTAACATTGAATGTTAGTGGTAGCTGAGAGGCCGTTCCTCCAGCCCCATAAGCAATCAATCCGCCACCTTGAGCATTCGCGCTTAGGCAGAAAAAATGATATCCGGACGCATTATTGGTCGGGGCATCATAATCACAAATATTGGTCCCATATGGACCAGTTCCCTGCCCTGCATAGGGAGCCGTTCCGGTTCCACGAGCCGTGACACCTATTTCTGCAGGATTAACCCCAATGGATCCACCTACCGCACCACCACCATCGATAACGATGGCTTGTGAGTTACCAGTGAAAACATATTGAGGAAGGTGTCCAGGAACGGTTGGACCACCCTGCAAAACAGCGCCCTGAGCAAAGACTAAGGTAGGAAATATAGCTACAAGGAAAGATAAGAGAATTCGTTTCATTGATCAGATCCACCTTGTATTATATTTCCCCTATAAATTAGTATTAGTCTTTTCTGGATTTAGAGACCTTAGCATCTTCGCTTTGCAATTGGCGTATGGCCAATTCATGAATCGGCGTCAAAAGATCAACCAGGATCTGAAATCTTTCATCGGAAAGAAAGGATGATCCAACTTCCGTATCGGAGAATGTGTGAATTTTGGGGGGCATTTTAATATTCCTCTTCTTCGTCTTCATTCATCTCATTTTCAACGGCCATTTTCTCAATTTGCAATTCAACGCAACATCGTTGACCATCACCATCTTCACTTTTGGAAACAGATGTAACGGTTGCAAAGCACCGTATATCTATCATGTCCCCAACTTCACAATCGGCTTCAAGTCCAAGTTTTTCTAATTCTCTATGGGTTAGACTAATGCGCAATCCATAGGGATAATCCGGCTTGGATGGCATAGGAATAGGCCCGGTTGAATCGAGCTTATCCTCATCGTCCAATTCCATATCGATCAGGCGAGACCACATGACTTAGGCCGCCATAGGCGCTGGAGGAGTTCCAGGAGGTGCGGCCGCAGGAGCACCAGCACCCGCATCAGCCGGTGCATTACCTGGAGCCCCAACCCCGCCGGGAGCGCCAGCCATTTCAGCCATATGTCGGGCCATAAGTTCCTTATGAGCCTTCTCATGACGACCATGCATCATCCTATGTTCTTCACGATGATTCCCATGAAGATCGCGACGCTCAGTTTCATGAGACTTATGCATAGACTCACGTTCTTCAGCGTGCCGCTCATGCATCGGCATTTCCTTTTTATGTTCTGATCCAGAATGATGTTTGCTTTCTTTCTCAGCCATCTTCTTCTCGGCAGAGGTATCTTCTCCCTTACCGCCTGAATGAGATTTAGACATACCCTCATGATGTTTCATGGATGAGGGATGGTCATAAAGCTTACGCTTCTTTTTCTCTTCAGCCATCAGCTCAATCCTTTCGTTTGTTGTATAGGGGAGACTTCTTTCTCCCACCATGATGCCATGATTTCATAACTTCTGCCCGCTTAGCATCACGCGCTATCTCTGGATCTTTCGAATGAGTCGCGGCACGTAATCTTGCAGCAGGAATCTTATTGCCTTCTTTAATTCCGAGTTCACGATGAAGCTTTCCCTTTTCCCCACCAGGATGGAAGTCCTTCTTAGGAATCCACCTCTTTTTATTCTTAGGTTCTGCCATCGCTCTACTCATCATGTCTATTAAAGAAAGATTTGGCATCATTTCTTCTTGTCGTAAAATGCTTCACGACGACTTTTCTTCTTTTCCGGAAGTTTACCACCTTGGTCAGCTTCCGAGAATTCCTTTCCAACCTTTTTCGGAATTCCAAGCGTAGAGTGACCACTCGCTGCTGCGAACATCGCTCTACGCTGTTTTTCCGATACGGGCGGCATTAAATCGTTCTAATCCAACCGGCCAAAGAACGATTGAAGAAGTAGCAATACCGTGTGTTAGCAACGAATGCCGTCACAGCACCCAAGCCGATGGAAGTAAGCATCGTCTGACCAGTATTGGCCGAAATAGTAACTGCGGTTTGGGTCTGCGTATCTTCAAAGCAAACACGCTGACCATCGCTCGGGGCCGCTTCCATGGTAATAGTGCCGGTTGCCAAGGTTCCAGCCGGATTCAGATACAACAAAGACGTATGGGCCGGAACCGTGATCGAGAAACCGGTAAGCGGTACCTGATAAGAATACAGGTCTATCCCAGCTACCGCACCGGCCGGTGCATACACGGCCGATGCAGTCGGAACACCATTAGGAACGATCTGTACAAGATCAGCCTGTCCAATAGATTGGACTTGCGGGATTACGATGCTTTGGCCAATTGCTGCACTAATACCGAATCCAGAGATTGCGGCCAGCGCGATTAAATAACGTTTCTTCATAGTCTTTCTCCGTTGGTCGCTAGTTAAATTGAGAATTAACCGCCGTTCGGCGCAATGCAGAAATAATCTACTAAGTTGCTAGATGTAGCAGTTTGGGTAAGCGTGATTGCTGCATTCGATACCGTGTAGCTTTGGGATGCCAATGGCGTAGCACGCCATGTAACAACGCAATGAGGAGCCGTTACATAAGAAGTTGAAAATGTGATGACACATCCGGTTGGAGCTGCAGTGCCCATTGTAACGGTGCCTGCTGTATCGGTTCCGCTTACTGCCGGACCGGTTCCGCAAGAAGTCAATGCGGGAGCACTTCCCGAAGTAGCAAGATGCGTTGCCCCAGTAAAAGTTGGACCGAACGTATAAAGGGGAGCAACTAATTGAGCAGAAAAGTACGGATCTGCCGTTGTATTTCCAACGAATAGTTGACCATTCGTACCAGGAGTCGCAGCTCGTATGGGTCCAGTGCCACCACCGATAAGAGCACCGGTTGAAGTTAAGGAAGTAGCTCCGGTGCCACCTTCAGTGGCTGCCATTGGAGTAACCGCAGCCCCAGAACCACCATCTTGAACTTGATAGTTCACAGAGTCAGAGAAAATCTGAGCACCACGATTCCGATTGATTACATACGTAGCCGCCCCATTGATCGTAGATGTGGTTGGCGTAATCGTAACCTGTCCAGCACCAATGTTATGGACATATAGCAAACAACTTGCAAAATCACCGGTCGCTTGCGGTAACGAAACAGCAACGGCCGACGCATTGTTAAAGGTGACAAGTTTTCCGCAATCTGACGCTACAATCGTATAAGAAGTTCCGGTTTGTGCATTAACGCCGTTATTTGAACCACCGATATAAGATTTAAGGGTAGATGCAGTAACAGTCAGTATTTGTGGTGAAGTGACAGCAGTGCCAGTCGAAGGTTTAAGGACATTGAACTGTTCAGTTCCAGTCAAAGACGTAAGAAACAATGCGGGAACCTGCGCTAGAGCCATACCTGCAACTAACGTGATAGCTGCGATTCCTATTATGATCTTCTTCATACCTATTCTCCTTAGCCAGCTCTGGCAAATTCACCAAACTCTTTATTCGCAGCTACTATATAGGATAGATGAGCAGCAACTGGACAAGTATACTGTCCAAGATGTTGCTGCTTTCCATTAACTCCTATAACTGCATACCATGCATTACTTTTCTTTCGCCAATAAACACCTTTGAACCCACTAGTATTATTCTTTGGGGTTGATTTATTAGCCATATTCTGGGATTTACTTGCAGTTCGAATATTTCCCCATCGATTGTTGTCTTTATTCAAGTCATGATGATCTAAATCATCAGTAGGCCATTTACCTGTCATATAAAAAAACGCGAGACGGTGTGCGCGATATTTCTTTCCGTCTACTCGAATACGACGATATCCCTGGTCATCAAGTCCTCCAGCAATATCCCCAATTTTAGTTTTTTTAGACGCCTGTGTAAGATACGTGAAATCTCCCGTTTCCGGATTATATGAAAAAAGTTGCTTCAATCTATCGACTGTTAAAGTATTCATTATCCACCAGATAACGGTCCAATTGCCAACGATTCGGCTGCGCCGCCGGTCTGAGAAATTCTGTAATTAATCGGATTGAAAGACCCTTCACCAGATCCATAAGCTATACAATTGATCCGATATAAAACGTTCTTCTCAGGTTCTCCAAACGTAAGACTTACCGGAGTACCCGCATTAAATTGCGCTAGAGTTCCCGCACCAATATTGCAAAGAATGAACGTACTCCCACCATCAAAGCTTCGTTCAATCTGCACAGTTCCAGTGAATACAACCGATACACCAGTGAAAATAGCAGCCGTATCTGCCCCAGAAACCGTTATACAATTTCCGGTTGGGGCAAATAAGAACGGTACCTGATTATTTTCAGTAGGAAGAACACTTGGTACGTTGGAAAGTTGGATTATTGCAGGACGTCCTGGGCTATTAGCCGTTGCCGCAATATAACTCTGAACTATGCTTCGGACCGTTGTTCCAGCAGGAATAGAGACCTGCTCATTATTCGATGGAATAGTTACTGTGGCCCCTAAAATCCTGTCAGTTGGAAACTGCCCTGTAACTTTCCCAGATGAATCAATCGTACCAAAGAACGTGAAGGGAGATGGCGCGAGAGTTGCTGTCGTTCCAACAAGTGCACCAATCGTTGTTCCCGATGGAACATTTGCGCTATTAATAGCTGAGCCAACCGCCAGTCCGGTAGCGCTAGCAACCGTTGCTGTCAGAGAACCTGCAGTGGTAGTCAACGTCGTATTGATCGATGCATATATTTCGAGGTTCATCGGCCCCCGAAATGCAAATGGCGGTTGAGGGCCAACTGCAGTGATCTGGCCGGACACCACAGCATTAGCCTGATCTCCCAAATTAGGGAGACCAGATGCCGATAATCCTATTGGTGCCGGGATCCCCATAGATTAGATCGCCTGCCTTGCCGGTTGAGCAACAGTTCCAAGAATAGGAATTTCTTTGAAGTTCTTATCGCCACTACGATGACTAATGGTCAGACCTTCAGTTTTGATATGACCATTCTCGGAAGGTACAGCTCTTTTAGGCTGTACGGCGCCATTCTTGACGACAAGTCCGCCTACCGTGACACCAAATGTATCCGGTGGCTTGTTCCAATCTGAGGACCCAATGGATTTTGAGAACATTTCATAAATGTTCTTAGCTACGTCATTTACTGGTACCATAGCTTCACTTGGAACACTCGGCCAACCGATTTCGGTAGGACGAGGAGCCTTAGTAGCCGGATCGATATAGATCGGTTCAATTAAGATCTCATCGAGATAAACTTTATTCCGGAGAGTATAGAGAGGCATTGCACCAGCTGCTTTAGCTTCAATTAAAAGCCTGGTCATTTCCTCTCTAGCTTCAATACGTGCTTTAATGATTTCAGGAGCAACTCTTTTACGACCTGTTCCCTGATCATTAAGTTGAGCAATGGCCATGGCGAGGCCTTCTGCCCATGACTGATCGCCTGCTGAAACAGGAACATCGCCTTTCGCCTTAGAAAGCTGAGAGATGATCACAGGAATCGCATTTGCGATGCCAGCGGCAACCGCATCTTTGAATTCCTGTGTTTCAGTCACCGACTTAGCTTCTACTGCTTCGGTCATTACTTCTTTCCTCTTTTTACGTCCACGTGGCATATGGTTCTTTCTATAAGAAACATGAATAAGTTTATGCGACGCTGTAATTCTTTGCTGCATACTTGTTAGCTTGATCATCACGAACAGTGGTGACCAAGGCCGACGCAATCGTCCCAGCCGTGAAATTACCGCTCGGTAAAGCCGAAGAGGTCATCGGTGAGAATAGCAACCTCATATATCGAGGGCGCAGGTTCGGCGGCATATCCGGAATCCACGGAGAACGGAAAGGAATGGCTCCAGCCGTGAGATTTGCCAGAGCGATATTGTCTTGAGAAACAACATCCACCCATGTACCCGGCAGATAACCACCACCTGAACCCGAATCCGGAGCTGCTTGAAGAGCAATCTTCAACAACTGACCACCGGCTCCGGTGAATGCCGTGCCAACGGAAACATTCAATTCTGGACGAAGACCACCAACGCCAAGATCCGTGCCAAAGAGAGCGGCATTTCCAATGATGCTGGTTGGGGCAGTTCCAACACCTTGGCCGAGCAAGTCAATGACGTTGGTTGATGGAATAACAACGCCTGCACCGGCCACCAATGAGAGAGGTGCACCGATTGGAATAAATGCAACGAGACTATCCGAACGCATGATGAATTTCCTTTCTTATTTCTTGGCTCTCGCCAGTAAAATGGTTGTGTTCGGACTGATTAGACAACGCGAGATTCAGTGATCAACAATTGATCCGAGATCTTGATCGGGATTCCACGATATCCATCAACAACACGACCCGCATAATCATCAATTCTCAAGAGAACGTTCCGATCTCGCATTGCCTGAACATCCATCCAATGACGGACAGTACGATTGCAATAGAATACAGGACGAATACCAGGCGCTGGATCATTCGGCGCATCGGTCTTGGTAATGCCAGAAGTGCCCTTACCAAGATGCGGCGGGAACAACATAACTTCTGCCATAGTAGCAAAAAGATCCAATGCATTTGGTCCAGCCAGACCAACGTTGGTAACGTCGATGTTTGCTACACGAACACCATAACGCCAATCTTGGGGGCAAATACCAAACTGGTGGCGGAACCAAGAAGTATAAGCCTCAAACCGATTACCTACCGAGTCAAAGCCAGGGGTCGTATCACCCTTATCTTCCATAGTAAGACCAGCCTTAGATCCACGCGGATAAAGACCGTAAATCGTTCTCTCACCCCAGCAAAGCAACCACAGCGAGGCATTGGAAGATCCCGTACCACCGCCATCAATAACGTTCTGCGCGTTCTGCGCATTTGCAGTGCTCAGGGTATTATAAAATGGCGACAACCCCATAAATTCAGCAGGGGTAATCGCAGTGTTGCCGTACCAAAGGGTCTGTTCCATGGTCTGACCCATGCCTTCTAGGAAGGCCACGTCTTCATTCTCACGGAACTGATCAATATCGCCAGAGTCCTCGGCCAACATACGGTCGACCTGGCTATAATCTTCTAGAGAACCAAGACCGACACGAGCTTTAGCCGTGGTCGATTTCGCATACGGCACACCTTGGTTGTATTGGCGCCATGCACCAGCAGGAATCGAGGTGCGGAACACGAATTCGTGGCCACCAACCTCATTGGCTTCCTTCATCGGAATATCTTCAAGGGTCTCAATCGACTGAGACAGCATTTCAGCGATATACGCTTGCTTGCCATCTGGTGCGATACGAGAAGTAAGATCTACAATTGTAGGCCACTGACCGGTCGCCATAATATTATTCCTTTCCTAGAATCGTCCGCTTATTGGCGGCCGGAGTTGCTTGATCTTGGATTGTCATAGAGGATCCTCGCCCTCGATCCTGGTGCACGTCCATTAGTAGGCGGAGGTGTTGGATTCGATGGGGGAAGACTTGGTTCATCGAAATAGCGAGCAAAATTATGCATCGCTCGTAAAAAGGCCGGATGATCACCCGCGCCTGTTACTCTCAAAAATTCACTGAACGATGCACGATCCTTTTCAGGAACTGCCAAATCACGCATGCGCGCGATTGCCTTCATCGTTGTATTGTAGCCAGAGCCCCCTAATTGAGGGTCTGACATAACTTCGGTACGCCAAGCCTTGCGGGTTTCAGCAAAGATCCTCTGCTGTTCTGCAGCGATATGATTAGCATAATCAGCCATTGCCTGATTATGAAGATCGATGAGTGGTTGGGCGCCCTTTGCAGGATCTGCACGGAAGGAATCTAGTGCTGTATGGAATGAACCCTTGAGGGCCTCATCCATCTTAATAGTATCTGGAATTGAATATTCGTAATTGACTGGTTCAAGTTTTACAGGCTCGGCGACCTTAACTTCGGCTGCCTTATCTTCAGTTTTAACTTCTGAAGGTTTTTCACTTGGCTTAACTTCAACAGATTTTTCTTCTGTTTTGGCCTCGATCGGCTTTTCTTCCGATTTCGGAGCCTCTTTTGCCTTTTCTGCACCTCCTACTTCTTCAAGTAGGGTAGGAGTTTCAGCCACGGTTTTACTTGGTTCCGCAGCAATGGGCTCTTGAATCGGTGCAGCAGGAGCCTCTGCAGGTACAGGCGCAGGGCTTGTTTCAATCGGAGTATGATTTGTGGTTGCTGCAATCGGCTCTGGAATTGGTTGAGTTCCCCCAACGAGCGGCAGTTCAGGTGCTACAACTTGATCTACCATTACTTCACCTTACGCCTTGGAACATTTGGTTGCCCCAAGCGAGTATCGTGTTCTCGGTGCATAAGAAGGACAGAATCCACGTCATAACGCTGTAAGGTGAGCCAGAGCCTTTGCCCGAACGATTTTTCGCCTGCTTGGAACCAAGTGGCTTCGACTTGCGGAAAGCCATTCGGACCGCACGCAAAACGGTCTTCAAACGCGTGAGAATCGCTAAGAAGTTTCCAGATTTCTCTTCGACCGACTTTAGTTCCAAGAATAGATTTCCAGAAAGCAGAAGCCTCATCAAACTCTTGTCGAATACGTGTTTTGCGCTTTCTTTCTGTCTCTGGATCATCAGCACTGATGGTTTGTTGCTCTGCGGGAAGCAGTTCTGCGGGATCAATGTCGAGATCGAGATTATCGTCATCGCTCATGCCATCCCCGGCATGATGATCCCACCAGCGGTCTTACGGTAACCAACGGGGATAGTATCGCGATGTGGGCCCGGTTGAGGATTCGGAAGAATAGTACCAATCTTGCCATTTGCGGCAGTGCGCTTTGCATTAGCCTTACGAAGGCCAATTCGTAGCACTTCTGCTAATTTCATGAAGCAAGGATGGAGTTGACCCTCACGGAGGATTATTCGTTGACCATTCGGAAGTTTGTATCCCCGAAGCCAATCTCCGGCCATTTGATGAACTTTGGCAATTTCTAAGCCGAGCTTGAACCAACTCCAGTCTTGACGCCATACGGCAGCTTGCCGGGCACAACCCTCAATCAGTCCCAAACATTCTCGTAAAGCAAGATAGCTTGGTCCCTTTTTAGGCAACCGAGCTAAATCCTCACAATGTCGAATTGCACTGCGAAAACTGTCTCGCAGACAATCAAATATCTCTTGTTCAGTAAGTGCTCCCATTCCGCATTGGTGGCCCAAATAAGTTCCTTATACAACATATTGTTGCATTTACGCGTGATTATGCGATATGTAGGGAAAATCAAAGGAGGGCACGGGATGTCGGAAGATAGAATAACTTACGAAAAGAAAGAATGGTTAGACAGAAAAGAGTGCGCAGCTTATCTTGGAACTCTTGGTCATAAAATATCAATTAGTCGGTTAGCAAATTTAGCCTCAAATAATAATGCACTCAAAGGACCACCATTTTATCGAATCCGATGGTCACGCGTTGCTTACAAACCAACCGAAGTTGCTGAATGGGCAAAGAGTCAAACAGTGAGAGTTGTATGAAAAATAAACCTAACAAAGTAAGTAGTATTTATTCCAATGATTGGTTGCATGCCAAATGCATAGAGCCATCCAAACGGAAGCATGGTGATATTAGACCCGAATGGAAAATCCATCGATTCCCGATCAAAGGTGGAATCTCGCAATATGAAGCATGGATGCTAGATCTGAATAAACCAAATCCACTTCTTAAACTTGATAAGATCCCATGAGTGGGATGATTGAAAGAGTAGCCAGAGCGCTTTGTATATTAGATGGTAGAAACCCTGATGAAATTCAGAATGTCTCTATTAACTTTCAAGGTGATGAAGCTCCAATTACTTGGAAATTATATGTTAAGAAGGCTCAAACAGCTATTGAAGCTATGATGGAGCCTACAGAAGAAATGATAAACGCCAATCCTTATGGATTTTATGTAGAAAAAGCATTGGGATATACTTCCATGATTAAGACTGCCTTAATCATTGATGATGATACGAAGACGATATGGCGTAAGTTTAATAGGGGTGTTGAGATTAAGTGATGATCGCTAGAAAATTTTGGCACTTCGAAACTTATTGGGGTTGGTATATTCTGCGATCACCATTTTTTTATATGGTTGGTGCTGGACAATTAGTCCTACGAATTGGTCCTTGGCAACTAAATTGGCAATTTAAATGATTCTACAACTATGTCCATTGATCCCGATGGATACACCTAAAGGGCCTGCAATGGCCCATTTCATAATAAATTCAGGTGATGAGCATCACTTACAATGGGTCTGTTTTATTGACTCAACTGGGGAATGTTGGACCTTCTCGAACCAACAAATCAGATTACAAGCCAATCAAACAATGCGTCCAACTTAATTATCCACCTGCTCCAGGTGGCAATATAGCACCTAACGCATTCTTCGGACCTATTTGGGTCTGAGAGAGAGTCTTTGCAGCATTAACCGCAGCCATGGCTTGACCTGGGATTTCTGCGTGTTGTTTCTCTTCTTGTCGGATCTTATCGTGGTCGGCAACTTCTTGATCCGTGTAGAATAGATCAGATTTGAAGTTAGTGATTTCACCATAATGCTGTAACGCCTTATCGAGATTGATCTTTCTGATTGGATCAGGAACACCCGCCGCCTTAGCTGCACTTGATAGAGAACCAGCTACAGAGAACACATCTTTCATCGAAACTGATTCCGCGGAACGCTGCGCCAACTTCATAATCGAGATATAGTCGATCTTGAGTGGGACATTCTGCAATGATGGGGGCTTCTTCTTCAGCATACCCTTTCGATCCATAATATCAAGAATACGCATGATCGCTGGACCTGCGAATTCCGTCTCAAACAATTGCACGAACGGCCCCAATTCCTGCAATCGTTCTAAATCTCTTTTAGTTAACTCCAATTCGTTCCGAGGCTGAACTCCCTCCATACGAGAGATCGCCATGAACATGTTAACGAACAAACACTCCTGAATCCTGGCAGCGACTTCCTTGATGTCAGCGACCAAAGGTCCAACCCAAGAAGGACTTACCTCAAATAATGGCCAGAACCCTTTTTTACCACCGTCCGTTGAGGTGTAAGTAATCTGAGCTGGAATGATTGAAGCTGGTTCATTCTTTAATTCAGGATTAGCGCCCATCGGAGGGCGAACACCCTTCTCAATGAACTCTGCCTTACGTCGTGTTTCCTGTTGGATTTGCTTAGTATCACCGATCGCATCCATACATGGAGAGCGACCATAGGGATCATTTGATGTTGTAGCCCACCTGGCAGCCATGAACGGCTTTGTGTGGAAACCTCTTTTGCTAAGGGGACGTGCGGTCTTGGTGCCCTTTAACCAATAGATTTCTCGATAAGTGAAGACACCGGGCAAGACATCAATGGTCTTTCCTCTTGATCCTCTTACACTCAATTTGACATTGGGTTCGATCGCATGAGCTACCGTAAATTCTAGATCCCATGATGCCCCTCCAGTATTGAAGGCGGTCTGAACTTGGTGGGGACAATTCTCAAATTGGAACATCTCAACAATAGCACGAGCTGTCATGTTGAATTCACGATAGAGCGTATCAACGCTATTCCTCGCACCAACTGCTAGATAATACTCACCAGCACAAGGCAAATAGAGCCGGATACCATCCTCATCATCTTCATAGATAATAACAGGTGCTGTACCGAATACGGTAACATCCTGAAATGCCTGGGCCATCTGGGTATAGAAATTCGAACCAGATAAAAGCGTATAGACACGTTCTTGCGTGTCTTCCAACCAAGCCTTGCCCTCTGCATCAAGAGGAACCCATGGAAGACTATTAGCTAAGGTAAACCAAGGACGAGAAGGGCTTGTTAATCCGGTCCACATCCCGGAAGCACAAGTTCGTACCGCAAGCCCACCGGTGCTATCAATGATAGCATCATTGAGGGCATGACCTCGATCCATCTTATTGGCAACAACAAGCCAAATGTATCTACGAGGTAAAAAGAAGCGAGCAAGTACCGACCAAAAAGCCCACCATGAATAACGCCAAGATCGGAGCATTCCAAGACGGGATTCAAGATGGGAAAATATTGTATCCCATCCCTCATCTGAACGAGGAAGTTGATCATCCGGTGTGATTGGTTGTTCTGCTAATATAGAAGGTCCCATTTCTTCATAAGGAGCAGTGGACCAACGAGAACCTTCCATGACCTATTCCCCAAGCAGGCCTTTCCCGCCCGATGTAGTCGTTGGCGCAGGTGCGCCTTCTGCCGAAGTCTTCACCGTATCACCAGCACCATAGGCTGCAGCTGCTGCAGCGCGTTGGGCAGCACCTGCCGATTGAGCCCCACTACCTGCTAAGATCGCAGGATTCGGTGGTGGTGGGGGAGGAGGAGGCGCAGCAGGTGCTTTAGGGGCAAGAAAACCCATTTTCTAAATTCCTAAGGTTTAAGTATTACCATCTTACTCTAGCAAAACCGCCAGCGCCTGCACCACCAACAGTCGTATTTGATGCCCCGGAGCCACCGCCGCCGCCACAGTAACCGATCGTAGGAGCGCCACCGTTTGTTGGTGTGCCACTATTTCCACCTAGGCCACCATTTCCATAAGGAGATGGCGCGCCGCCGCCGCCTGCTTGCGCGCCTGTACCTGCACCCAAAGAAAAGAATGGACCATTCGGTAGACCATAAGTTGCGGTGACCGCTTGTCCTCCGAAGGGATCTATTCCGCCACCTCGACCCCCTCCAGCACCACCGCCACCATAGGGGAATACAAAAGCAGGCCTAGCTAACGTGCTGTGATTCCCTAAAATACTATTATCACCTGTACCCCCCATTCCATTGGGGCCACCACCATCACCACCATACCCGAAATAAAACCCATCGGCTCCGTGACCTGCGCTACCCCCATATAAAGTAGGGAACGTATCAACTGCCCCGGTGATAGTTAGAGTTCCACCATCGGTCCCATTATTTCCTGAGCCTCCTCCTGAGACGGCCCCACCCGTTCCATTGGAACCTATTGTAATAGTCAACGTAGCATTTGCAGCTACGGTTAATGGATAACCAGCAACCCATTGACCGCTTCCCCCCGCGCCGCCGCCGCCTGGATTAAAAGGTCCCGTGGTTCCGCTGCCGCCCCCGGCACCTGGAGCACAAGCATCGATTAATACGGATGTCACACCTGGAGGAACGAGGAGCGTTCCAGTACTTGTGTATTCTCTACTATTCGAAGTAGTCGACGAAACCCCAGAGACAACTTGAGCGTTCACAACATTCGTTGTGAAAAACAAAGATGCAAGTAGAACAACAAATAATTTCTTCATGGCTGAAGCCTCACTCGGGCCCAACCTTGAGCGCCCTTACCACCTTTGCCAGTCATGCTGTTAGGGCCGCCACCGCCGCCGCCACCACAGTAGCCATCTGTTGGAGCTGCACCTGCAGTGACAGGTGATGTGTCACCTCCCTTGCCACCACGACCACGAGGAGAAGAGGCGCCACCACCACCCGCCTGTGCTCCAGAGCCTGCACCTTCAGAAATATAAGAGCCTATGGATTGACCATCATTCGCTGCGACAGGAGGATGTGCACCACCTGGATCAAGCCCACCGCCGTTACCACCACCTGGACCACCGCCTGCATGGGGATATCCTAATGATGGTTTTGTATTACGTAAGCCGCCCATCCCTGGGCCAACACCAAGACCACCAAGGCCACCCTTACCACCGCCATCACCGCCAAAGGTGACATAATTTGTTGTTGTGCCTTTACCTGGGCTTCCACCACTCAAGGGAGGAAACAAATTGGTCGCTCCGGTGATAGTTAGATCGCCTCCAGCTACGCCATCTTTTGTTGCATCACCACCAGCGCCCCCATCTGGGATGGTGAATGTAATGCGTTGAGGTGAAGCAACCTCCAGAATAAAATCATCAACCCATTGCCCTGCACCGCCACCACTACCGCCTGCGCCTGGTGCAGCAGCATTATTACCACCGCCTCCGCCAGCACCTGCGGCGCAAGCATCGATATGCAGTGCAGTGATTCCTGGTGGTATATCCAGGATAGTTGTGCCTACCTTCTTAATTTCAAGGGAATATTCTGGAGCTGTATAAGAAGCGGTGCTGCACAGAACGCAGGTGCTAAAGATGGATAATGCAATAAATTTTTTCATTATTTATAATCCACAGTTATAGCGCCAGTGGCTGTGCCTGTAGTATAGGTGAATGGACTGGATGCCGTTGAAATGAGAACGACAATTCCCGTGCTATAATTTACCATCATTGGTATTCGGCTAAGAGAACAACCTTGAGGGGTTGTTCCGAAAAAACAATAATCTAAAACATTGGCTCCTGTGAGCGCTCCTGTTCCTGGTGCGCTCGATCCATTATAGACAATACAGAAACCAGCCGATCCACCGGTAATACCGCTACAATTATATGCATAAAGATTTGCAGCAGTCGCAGATGCAACAAGAGAAGTGCCAAGCGCCGTTGTACTTGCGTGCGATAAGGCTGCCGTAGAACTACTTGTAGGAGCAAGAGTTTGTGTGCTGCTAGACGCAGTCACCACTCGTAGATTGCCTGCCGTATCTAAGCTAAGTGGATTGTATGTACTGGTTGTATAGGTCGGCGCTGAAGTGGTTGCGAAACCATTATTTATAATCGCACTATCATTCGATACGGTAACTCTTGGGATACCTGTGCCACCTGCTCCCGTCCCCGTAGAAATATTAGTCCCACCGAATTGAGTGATGTTCTGTGTCCATGGACCAGATGCTTGGGTCACTGCACCTATAGTGTTAGACCCTGTTGGCAATGCCACGTCTGTTGCAAGGGTTACGCGTTGCGTTGCTGCCCCAACAACTCCTGTTCCCCCTGTTACACCTGATTGACCAGAGATTGGATTAACCGCAGCCCTAGAAGAAGTGACGATTCCCGCCAATGTTGCGAGATTTCCCCCACTCTCTAATGCAAGCAACGAGGTATTCAGATTTGTTCCAGCATTCGCAGTAACTGTGCCAGTGACAGGAAATGTTCCCCCGGCGCCTGTTACAGTCCAAGGTGATCCAGCTTGAGTTACAGCGCCTATAGTGTTGGCACCCGTAGGTATCGATGGAAGTGCTGTGACGGCAGTTGTTGAACCTGTATCCGTAATCACATGCCCAATGACCGCGGATCCGGCCGCTAAATTGACTAGCCATGGGGTCGTATTTGCCGTGTTACCAGGCTGAACCGTCCACGTTCCTGATTGGACTGCATTTATCGAACTATCGCTGGAAACCGTGAAACGAGGAATCCCTAATCCACTGATTCCAGTTCCGGTGACGACGTTATTACCCCCAAATTGAGTAACATTCACATTAGATGCACCACCTCCCCCACTTCCAGTCGTAGGAAGTGGATTGCTGACAGAACATGGCGCCCAAGAGGTAGGAGATGTCGTAGGACCAGAAACATAACACCAAAGATAAGAAACTGGAGCACCGGCAGGCGCTTGAGCATTCACAATCTCTGAAAATCCCAGACTGGCGATCGCTATCGCCGCAAAACGCAAAACCAATTTCATTGCTAGCCTCTACCGATCCGCCAGTATGGTGGCGATCATGGTAGAGCCGAGACATATGATTGTCTATATATTGTGTTTTAACGCGCGATAATCAACGATAATGATCAATATGTAGAGGCTATCTACTGCCTCTATAAATATCCTCAACTGCAGCTAATGCATTTATCTCTTGGAACTCATCATACTTCGATGGCATCGCCGAACGATTCGGACGACGCTCTCTACCAGGTGCTGTAACTGGTTCAGCAAATGTAAGTACAAACGCATCAGCTTCATCCGGAGAGTAGCCAAGCTTCTTCTTTACCAAATCCTTAGGTTCAAGAAGGAGGCGATCACCACGAAAGCTATAAGTGGTTTGTGTAAGTGCTGCCAAGATCTCTGGAGAACGAGGAAGCGCCCCCCCACGCTTAATCCATTCAACAGCTTCGAAATACATCTCGGTGCGTTTATTAAAGTAGCGCTCTTTTTGATGAGCTGCTCCTGCGAAATGAACTCCGATCGGAGACTTACCTAATAGGTTAAGTTGATCGATCCACCCCGATCCGAAACCACCGGTACTATCAACAAAGCATGCATTCGCGCTCCAGTCTTCCCAATTGCGTGAGACGAGACCAGCACCTTGTGTACTTGTGATGTTACGCTGCTTGATGAGCGGGAAACACTGAAGACCTTGACGGAAAAATATCACACTCGCATCATCACCTTCAGCTGCCACGTCCACACCCATAATTCTTGGTGTACTACCGATCTCGAATTCTCGGTAGTTACGGTTCATAGAAGCCTCAATCTCATCGGGTCCAATCAATGAATTGAATGCTGAAGGTGGGAATCTACCAAAGATACGAACTAATACCCATGGATTGTCCCGACCATATTGTTCGATCTGTTCACGGGCTGTTTCGACGGAAACACGCGGGGTTCTTTTTGGGTCATCAGGATCTGCAGTGATCTCGATCACATTCCATATCTTACGAGCAACAGTACACGCCCGATAAAGCGGGCCACCTAGTTTGGTTGGATTTCCAGCCTGAACAATGTGAGCTTCTATCGGTTCACCGTTAAAGATACCTTCGCACACTGGCATGATCGAATCCGGATAATCTCCAGACTCATCTAATAACCACATCACATATTGAGCATGCAAACCAGCTAGAGCATTACCTATCTGTTGAGCATCAGCATCTTTCGCCCAAGTTCTAGCTTCCATTCGCCAGGTTTTAGGATGCTCACGTGAGAATATCTCCGTTTTGGTTTGCTCAAATAATTGCTCTAATAAAGGTGCTCTCGCTCTCCATCGTGCCAGTTCTGTCCATAAATTAGCTTTTAGGTTATCACCACTAACAGACGTACATCCGATAATAGGATGTGGGCGTGTGAGAATGAAGTTCCATCCTAACCAAGCAAGAAGCGTGGTTTTACCAGGTCCGGCGCATGCTTTCATTGCAAGGCGGCGCGTGTGTGGAAATGCCTCTAATGCCTCTAATTGCCATGCATCTGGTTCTGCTTTGAATAACTCACGAACCATCGCAGCAGGGCTGGCAATCCACCTCTTAATCGCCCCAACCAATTCAGGTGGATGTGAACTCATTTAGAAAGTATCTTGATCATTATTCCTCAACTAATGGTGATCTATCACCAACAGATTCAATCACATTCATGACCACGATAGCGGAAATGAATCCAAGAACAAAAACCGATATTAGTATGAAGGAATAGAACATCAATTATCCTAATCTAATGAAGCTACTTTACACGCTTCTCTTCGAGAAGCCTGATCTTTCCACATTTCCATGATTCCATCTGTCGATGATTGAAGAAGCTTAATAGTCCTATCTTCAATCCCAGACGGATTCTCTTGCCATATTATAGCACACTGAACTAAGGCTAATGCAGCCGCGCAATCTGCTCTTGAGGGTAATTGAGAGATCAACTTGAATATTTCTTCAGCAACATTCTGAATTAATGCTTCACGCTTAGTATCCATGATCTTAAACCCTTCTTTCTCTGCTTCCATGGTCGCTCTTCGATGTTAATCAATTCATCATCTTTAAAATAAAACACGTTATGCCTCCTGCTTTTGAGAAGCAGAAATAAGATCGTCAATTATCCAAGCTATATTCTTGGGTTGCGGCAATTTGGAAAACCAATCTAATACTTGATCCCAAGCAGTTCTTCCAGTTTCGTCGATCACGCTATTTTCAAGTAGCTCTATCATCTGAAAACGAGATGATATTTGCGACTGCTTTTGATCAAAAATAAATCCTGTAAGAACAACAGCTTGATTATTAGTTAGATTACATCCTGGCGTAAAATCTCCGCTTTTATCACATCGCCCATCTGTCAAAAGAGAAAATATGTCGAGCGGCGGCATTCTATCCGCTTTGTCGAGAGTCCGTAAAACTTGAAGATGTTTTGAATCAGTCATATACGACTTTCCTCTATCATATCTATCAACAACATAAGAGGTTCATTCATTTAGATCGCTCCTTACGGCGACGATACCAACTTGCACGAGACATGCCTTCAGCAAGCCATGGTTTAGTTTTCATTAGAGCTTTATCTGCATCCTTAGCGAGTGGCCGACCGCCCTTAGACTTAGTTTTTCGTAGGATGACTTTTGCCTTGGCTACTGTACTGCGGGCATGTTTGATAAACTTATGATCCCTACTTGCAATTGCTTCATCCTTATAATGTTGGATTGCCTGGGGAGTTTTGAGGAACTCTGCGGAATCATAAGGGATATTTTTAGATTTAGTTTCTCGCAGGCCAGGCGCTACTTCCGGCGATATGGTGGTAGGCTTTGAACCTACATGTAACACCCCATCAGACAAAGATGGTCCCGGTACTTTACCGGCACTCTGGGATTTGGCGCGTCCGCCAACGGGTCTGCTTTCCCCGTCGCCGCGAGAATTCTGGCGTGAGGCACGCTTTGCGTCACCCAACGCCTTTAACTGATCCAACTTACTCATTGAGACAATATGAGATAACTTGAGACAAGTGTCAAACTACTTATGAGACAGATTGAGACTCTTGCGTAACTGTCTCATTCCATTCCCCAGAGAAACTCTGATGATCAACAATCCCAGCATTCGGAATAGTTTTAAGATCATCCTCAGACGGATTAGCCAACTTAATAGCCTCCATCACAAGGGATTCTAGCGTTACAGACCCTGAATGATTGACTACAGTAGCCGCCAGTCTTGGAGATTCGAAGTTAATCGCCGTCTTCGCCGCGTCCATGCGGACATAAGTATCGTAAGCAGGATTTTTATAAATCGACATTAAATAGGCTAAGGCGTTTCCCTCGAAGATCCCTTCTTGATCTCCTAGCAATTCCTGAGCTTTTTCGGCGGCTTCAGCAATGAGCTTTTGTTTGCTACGTTTGTTTTTTACGCCCTTTACTCGACCGCCATATTTCTTACGCGGTAGAAAATTCATTGTATGCTACTTCTAGTAAACAGGGAATTTGACCTACTTTTTCTTCTACTTTGTAGAAGTAGATAATTTTCGAACAAAATCAAGAGTTTATTTCTTATAGAAGACCATACGCTAATCTCATAGAGAGGTCCATCGGTTCTATCCTCGTGGTAGGGAGGGTTCCAAACCTGCCATAGATAACGGTCCGGGGGGTTACCCTAAAGGATAAGGGATTTAAAGCCCATTCCAGGATACGGCGAACTTCAATCATCTCAAAGAGATGCGGCGCAGTCGGCGAAGCCGTTGCAATATCATGGGTGAGGAGGTCGATCTCATGCCTGATATGATCGCTATCCATCATCTAAGGTTCTCAAGTTGTTCATTATTATCAATTCTCACTACCGGTACTCCAAGTACTAGAATGGTGGTCTGCTTCCATCGCCTCCTCTGCCAGCCTTCGTAGATCGGCGGGGGATCCCTTACAATCTATCATCCTCTTGTCTATGCGAGCGCACATAAACCCGTGCCGGTAGCTAGCAGATCGATTATGGGACGGTTCTGGAGTTAATAGGTCATATCCATCCCGGAATCCCTCGATCATCTCCGCATTCGCCGGTCGACTCTCCTGGCCATTAATGATCATGCCTGCCTTTGTGAGTTGAGATAAGCAGTTATCACGGCTTCTAGGGTTGGGAGATGAGTAGGTAGATCCGACTTAACGATCCTCTCGTGATTATTCTTATACCGATCGGTGGGGCTTAGGACCCACTCAGAATCTAATACCCATCGTAGGGTATTCTTGGCTGTTTCCAGAGACTTAAACCGGTTACTCCCCTCATCCAATTTGGCGAGCTCCGCGTTAATATTGTGGATCTCATCTTGGATGAACTTCATGAGGAACCAACTCAATTATCTATTAATGCTTTACCTTAGCGTGATTTATCGTTTAATTCAACCAGGGGTTTACAGCCAGGTCAAGCTATGAAAGTCTTAAAGAAGCTTAAACAATATCAGAAAAGAGCATGAAAATCTATATTTTCGTAATAACCATTCTTTGTGTCGTGGTGGTTTCCCCCGCTTCAGCAAGACATCGGCACCACCATCATCATTACACAACCGACAAATCAAATGTCATCGGCGGTCGTCCTGCAGGCTGCCCACATGCCTTCTGCGGTTGTGGCACTTCCCTTCGGATATTTGGCAAAATCATTCCCAGCCTAAATCTAGCGGCCAATTGGCTAAGGTTTCCTCGAACAGAACCGCGTCCCAATACTGTAGCGGTACGTCGTCATCATGTCTTTGTCCTGGAAAAACATATATCCGGCCAAATATGGCTTGTTCACGATAGTAATTCGGGAGGTCATCAAACTCGACTGCATCCTCGCTCAATCGCAGGATATGTCATTGTAGATCCAACAAGAACCTTATAATGCACGCTTTCTGCTGGGCAGATTAGCAGCGCCTTCTCTGTGATATTTAGTATCTTTCATTCCATCATCAGCAAAACCGTGGGTACTGTCCTAGTTCGATCCTTCAGATTCAAGTTCCCGAGCCCGCATATAGCGAACATGCTTGATCCAGTTGGCCACAACATAAATTGCCATTGCATAGGATAGTAAGCCAGCACCAAAGGTCAATCGTGGATAAGCAGCAGTGTTACTTACGGCTATCGCCATAGTTCCAGTGATCAGGTTGGCCATTAGCGGCCACATTCTCCAATTTGGATTCAAAATATACTCCGTACCTTCTCCATTTCCTGATACCGTCTTAGGTTGACTAGAACTGTTGCCAACTAAATGGCATCCGTTCATGTTTCTTTATGAATAGTTTGCGCGCTTCTTTATTTTCGGTGTCAGAATCTGTCCATCCGATTTCGTAGACATTTGCAGCTTCAGTTTGCTCTTGTTCTTCGAACACCATGATACGCTCGTGAGCACAGGGGCCACCGTTTATCTCTCCGGACAAAAGATCGCTCCAAAAGGGCTTCAGGGATTCACAGAATTCATCGGCTTTCGTGTAGTTACCGACCATTCCCCATAGTGAAAGACCTCCTCTTGGACCAAAATTTTTCCCTGTACGCGCAGAAAGAGCATCGAGAAACCATATTGCAGCATGCTCACCATCGCTCTTGTCAAGAAGGGCTGGCTGATGCTTCTTTGCAAGTTCGGCTACACCTTCGTTGGCATTACAAGGAAAACAGACATGAAGATGCACATTCCAACTCATAGATTCTGATCCTCTTCGCTTGAGAATGAATGATCTAGTCGTTGTCCATTAACCGGTACTGGCTGGCTGTACGTGATCCATATATAAACCAGCAACCACCTCTCTCTTTGCAGAAACGATCAATATTCATTCCAATAAGAGTACCAATTGTTGCTTGTCCTAATGCACCAACAACCATACCAATCCAGAAAATACGCATGTTTTCTCTCTATTTAAAGCGTGTAGAAATAGCTAAAGACGCCCGCAGAAATTCATCAAGATCACCGTTTAAAGTGACTTTAAAGTCGTTTTCGATACCTGTGCGTTCGTCTTTCACCCCCCGACCATCCACATATGAACGGATATGTTGCCCAAATCCTTTAGGGCTTCTTTGCTGATTGGAGATTGTATCTTTGATCCATCTAACCATCTGTCACTTCCTGCTCAAGATCGCTTACATGTGAAACATCCATCTGATTTAATCCATTTAATCCATTTAATCCTTACCTCGCCACGTCCAAATGAAACGCGCTCATCATTAGGACCTCGGCAATATGCATCGACTTTAATGGACCCATCGCGCCAACCTGGATTGCTATCCCAAAGCTGTTTGAAATGATCTTGGCATGATTGCAAGGATTCGTATGGTGAGCCACTGCCAGTCGTTTCAACTTTGCCACCATTTATAATGAAAATTGATGTTATGACTAAATACCACATTACATCCTCGCTGTTCGGTTAGTGCTGCTCAAGAGGACAGACCATGATATGGCTGTTGGCACTGATCGCAGTTCTTGCGATTGGCGGGTTGGTTTCGCTTTCATTGAAAACGCCTCCAAAGGCTCCAAGGGTCCATACCGATCAGCAATCCGATAGTGCTGCTAAAGGCGATGCCCAAGGCACCCATCACGCACGCGCTGCCGGTGAACCAGCGACCGTTGAGCAACAGAACTCCACCGACAATGCCCAAGGGGAGGCTGATAAGGACGCCGACAAGCGCGCTGAGGAGGCTTCCGAAATAGATAATCAAAGTTGATAACCCTCTTTGATCGATCCTTTCGGAATGTAGAAATCCGGACACCAATCCTCATCATCACGACCATCAATTCCAATAATCCATAACCAACGTGAAACATTACGGTTTTTATATTCTGTTTTGAACGTAATCATTTTAGCTTCGGAATTATCTGTTTCGTAAATTCTTACGCCAGGTCCGCGAATGGTCTTTCCTCCGGAGATATCTCCGCCAGAATTTCGGCGATACCAAAAATAATATTGGACATCGTTAATCGAACCGGAACCGAGGAAATAGAACTGTCCAGATATGCCATCGCGCTCACGCAATGAAACAAGTGGATACTCTTTATCTTTAATTCCGTTTCTTTCGGGTATAGAACCGATAAAAGTAGCAATCCCTATAGGTACCAATGAGATTATAAAGCTTATACAACAACCTACAAAAATCAGGAAACACCAATTTAGAAAACCTCGCCCATCACAATGGTAACATGGAGGAAAGTTACTTCCGATCAGATCTTTGAATGTAAAAAAGATAATGAAAGGTATGGATAATATCCAGATCATTGGTGCATCCTTAGTGTTCGGTTTTAAACTCTACCGCTGTCAATTGTCGGGTTAGAAGATCTCTTAACGCCAATGCATCTTTATAGTTGATCAGGACAGCACTCCGAAATACTGGCTCAACGAGAGGCATAAAGGTTTCCATAAACGCAATACGAAGACCGGCAGGTCCACCAGTAATATAAAACCTATTCGAATGAGCCGCTGGACCAACGAAGGCTTGAACTAATTCTTTGTGAGGGTTTGGTTCTTTTGTCATTTCATCCTCTGTATTCGGTCAGGATATCGCTACCAATGAAACGTAACTACGGAAACCGCTAGACAAAAAAATCCTGTAGCGCCGACTGCAAGCGATCCCTGCCACCATTTGTTTTCAGGTCTCCATAACCCTTGGAGGCCATAGGCCAACAACGCAGCAGATCCGAAAATCCAAATAACAAAAATCAAAGTGATCCCTGCATTATGTAACCAAAGATTCATCTCTTCGCGCTCCCTGAGCTATTAGATATGAAGTACTATTGAGCGCATTCACTATTACTTTAGCAATTTCATAATCACCTACATCCTCATAGTGACCGTCACACATAAGGTTGCTAAGTTCTTCTTGATCTGGTGGTTGATAAGGGAATTTGTCCTCTACTTCACGCTCAGATGGCACCCCAATACGATTCCCCCAAATCTTAATCTCCATATCATTAGGCCCTTCAATCTTCGTGCCATAATATTTTCCGCTCAGCGGCTTGAGTCTATATTGACCATCTAGAATTGGATTGGGCTCACTTGGTGCACCCAAATAACTTATTGCCTCTTTAATTTCTCGCCATGGTCGGGAATCATTATCATTCGTAATGCGAAGCGCCTCTTTAAGTAATTCAATTGGGTTTGACATTTACTTTCTCAATCTTCGATCATAAGCGTGCAAGGATGGGTACAACAAACAATGCAATCCATAA